AGATCCATGTGATCGATGTAATTGACGCCTCATGCTCATCGGAGTACCCCGATGAAGAGTTGGAGAAACGAATGAATGTCCGTATCGAGCAAATCTAATTCGGTGATGAGGTATCAAATTTCCAGTTTCGACACCATTGTTTGTCTGTTTGAGAACACTTCCTCTCTCTGCATGATCAGAGATTCTGTGCGATGCAAACAAACGAGTTTGCCCACTTCTCGCACCACCGTCCTCAGCGCGAAGGTTTAGGCCATGGTACTGTTCCAGTTTGTCATGAAGAATCCGCTGACAATGAAAAATGAGCATTCGATCATGAGTATCGAATTGGGACGTTTCATTGCTGTTCTCAGCAACTCCCGCTTTTCTCGGATTTGGGGCTGATAATCCGCCCATACCCCATGTTTTGTCTGACCATGCTTGCACTCGATCATGACCAGAACGAACAAATATACCGCCTGGTATATCATCTTGTGATGGTAATTGAATCTTGAGATTCGGAGTTAGATTTCCCCCTGGCGAAGATGGGCCAACCTCAACTAAGCCTGTTAATGGATTTTCTCGTTCATTTGAGAATGTGAAATCCCGAATAATCGTCCCCCATGGCGATTTTCCCTTCAAAACCAATTTGTTGCCTTGACCATCCAAGACCTCAATGTCATCAAAAACCCGTTCTTCATTGCTGATGTTAAGGCCAGTCACTCGATTCTCATTTGTAGTACCAGTCATCCTAAAGGGACGCGCATAGGCTTCTTGATTTGAATCCTTGATCCCGTGCGTTTGGTGGATGGTCGCCATTGAAAAATTAGTCAAATGAGGATCTGCTCCATCCTTGTAAATTGATGCTGTCGTAGCCGATGAGAAGGATCCCTCGTATCCATTCTCAAGAGCGATTTTATGACTTGTGGAAACAACAGGCAATTCCACGCCCCCCTCCAGCCTCTCAATTCTCAATTGATTTGAAGCAATATCGGAGATCGTATTTGGATGCAGAGAGGTTATCCCTTCGATGTGAGGCGAAGTAATGTGATAGTCAGGAGGGGGTATCGACGGCATATTGCACGAATTCAGCCCCTCAATGCTAAATCGATTGTACCCGTTCCCAGTTGTGAAAGCAACTGCCTCTCGACCGTTTTTCGTGTGGTGGTTTGTTGCCGGTAAGCCCATGTTTCCCCCATCCATAGGTTTTGCAACAAATTTGTGAAGTCCAATCGATCCAACTCCTTGGACAACTGGGCCTAAGTTTGCTTCCGACCAGTAAGAATGAGGCGTTATTTTCTGCCATGCTAAAACAACGGTGTGAGTTGCTCCAACATCTGTTGTCAAAGACACACCGACGCTCGACAATGAATCGCCAGCCGATGGGCTTCCAGTAAATGTGTATCCGGTGGAACTGAACGTCACGTATGAGTAGTTTCCACTTCTGTAAAGCAAAGTTGGAATCGCACTCAAATCATATGTGCCTATGTTGAGATACTTTGAACCTCCTCCTGTGCCGTCAATTCTTAATTGGTAATGACCAATCATTTCAGTTGGGAAGCCTGTGCTGCCCAATGTTTTGATTTTAGCGATCACCGAAGATCCACTGAAGTATGTAAGGCTCTCAATCTTGTATTTTTGATCCATCGATTGACGGACATATCTTGCTTTTAGGTACGATGTCTTGTCTCGCTCTCCAACCATTTTGATTCTTCGAGAATTGATTTTAGCAGCAATAAAACGCGTTGCTTCTTCTGTTCCCAGATCGTAAGTATGAACTGCGCTTGCGTGATCAATGCGTTGTTGCTTGAGATCAACTGCGATGACATTTTTTGCTTCTGCTATTGATGAAGATGCCGCCGCCAAGTTTGTTCTGATCAACACCGTCACGCCTTGACGCCAGTCAGTCGAATTTACTCCCGACTCCCAATCTTCTATGTCTTCATGATCATATTCAGTATCAGGGTAAGTGATGTGCATTGACATGATGCCCGATTTTGGCATACCATCTGCTGTTTTACCCATCAGCCGATATTTGGCTGGATAAAATGAACGAGGAAATACATCTGCCATTTACATCACCAAATGTTGCGGCCAGCCCAAAGGGTATCCGCCTCAGCAAATGACAACCTACGCTTCCATAAAGCGACTTCGGACAAAAATCCAGCAAAGTGTATCGGTCCTGCTGAATTTGTTCCTGTCGTGCCGGTTGCATCAATTGTTCCGTATGTGCTTGCTCCAGACAGCATACCACTGAAATATCCCACAAACGGAGGACATGGAAATCCTCCTTGGGTATTCTGCGCCCCTGTAAATTGAACATAAGGTGCGCCAATCAAAGCACACCCAATAGTAGCCATATCCAAATCACGGATAGTCTGTAAAGCAGAAGGCACATCAGGGTGATCGGCAACACCTCCTGCATACCCGTTTGATTGTGTATCAAAGGTATTTCTTTTGTTAGGACCAATCGCTGCGGGTCCGTAGTTTTGATCCGGCACATTTGACATCCACAATGAAAAGTCGTGAATTGAAGGAGACATACCGGCACCTGGGTCGTTTGGATCAGTAATCCCAACGGTGTTGCCTATGTAACAATATGATTCGCCTGTGGTTCCGTCCACTCCTGCCATCACAAAAGTCCATCCACCAGTATTTACTCTCAAGACCCCGCTTGGCATGGCTTGAGGAACTAAAACCGATGTAGCAATAGGAAGGCCGAAGGGAACTCCTGTTGCATTGCTAAGTGCAACTGTCATCTCCTGATCTGGTCCTACTGGTGGCTGACCCGCAACATGCAACCCCCATGGATGTCCTTGAGTCGTGGTTCCATCGTTGTAAATTCCGTGTAGTATTGGACCTGTGAAATGAGTTAAATCCGCTCCTGGTTTAATCACAGCAGATATTCCCCATTTTGCATTTGATGCGCTTCGAGGATCAAATTCCTTTACCTCTCCATGTTCTGCTTCGATTGTCCCTCCATTGTTATTGAATAGAGCAACCACGTCTTCATGCCACCATGATTTGGCCCTAAGACTCGATCCCCCTGTCACCTCAATGCCATCAGTGATTGTTGGGGTGGTTGTAGCAAAACCAGTTGATGTAAGGCGTACTTTGCGATTATACAGATCCTCACGCCATTCCGTGTTATCTTGTGTAAAACTCCCTATTCCAAATGCTTCGTTTGGTATCGCATTGTCAATGCACCTCACATACATTCGGCATAATCCAGTAGGCTCACCGTTTTCGTCCAACTCATCTCGATGGTGAAATCCCCGAAAAGTGTTGTCATTGATCGTATCTTCATTGCGAAGATCTGTGAAATCAAGCACAGCAGAAGCACCTTGGAAATCTCCCAAATTTTGGAATCCGCTAAATCCTGTTGGGCCTTTGGATAACGGATGATTGTATTCCTCCGAATAGTCGCTGTTTGTACCATCGCTAACATCAAAAACGACACCAGTATGCCCTCCTCCGAAGAAAATAATACCGTCTTTGTCCATCAATGGATTCAAGAATACAACGTCCAAGCCGAGAACTTCCGCTCCCGAATTATCATAAAGTGAATCATAGAATGCCCTTGCGTCCTCATAGGGGCGAACATTTGTCAGCGTCACAACTCCTGTTTCAGCACTTGTGGGTCCAACCTCATCGACAGTTGCCAAACTTGAACCAATCCTAATGATGATATTGACATCTTGATTTGTTTGGCTTGCAAGGATGTTGGATCGGGCCAAATAATCTATGGTTCCGATCTCAACATTTATTTTTGAAATGACACCCGCAGAATAAGTGCCATAAGCGTTCCCTGATGTGCCTACATTGGTTGTTTTTGCGGTGTACCGCTGTCCGATACCATCATATGATCTTATGTCGTTTGAAGCCCATGCGATAGTACGACCATGTGGTGCGCCAGTAAATGTGGTTATAGGAACAAATGTTTCTCCATCGGATCCAATCGGAAGGGGTGCAGCGAAAGAGTTGGCTCCATATGTTCGACTGTTCGTTGCTAAAAGACCACCAAAACCAAACGCTTGTATTGGCCTGTAAGCGTATGAACTCCTGTTCTCAAACCATACTGCGAAATTTCTTCCAGCAGCACCAGGTACTGTGGAATGGATCACAATTGAAAGACCTTCTTCGCCATCCTTTGATTCCACAGGGCTTCCCATAAAAGCACGAACATAACCAAGATGAGATCCATTTGCGTTAATATCATCAATGTATGTATCATAAGCACTAAATCCCTTTGTAGTCTTTGATTCTTCGTGTCCACTCATGTTGATCCTACGAATGACTTCATTCACACAATCTGAAAAACTCTGCGATTTTGTTGCAATGTCTCTCAACTGAATCTGCTGAGGCGTAACATATGATAAACTACCCGAACTGCTAATTCCTTTCAATCCCGCAAAGTATGGAATGCACTCAATTGGTAATCTTGAATATACATCATTCTTTCCTCCGAATTCGTTGTATATGTCGAACTCAAGACCCGACATACTCACACGATCATTGAAGATTAAAATCAAATCTCTCGCCATATAAACTTGAGAATTGGGGTAAGTCCGAACCCCTTGGTCATCCTGACCTAAGCATTCTTGAACTGCGTCTTGAATATCTTCAATGATAGTCTGTTGATTTGAGGCATCATAATTTGGAGATTGAGGGTGAACATTGGAATTCGCAATAACCCCCCCTAACATCACAACTGCGCCTGTGAACAAATGTGCATCTGCTCTTGTCAATGCCGCTGTATCAAAAGTCCTCAACGTGTCGGATCCAAAAGATCTCACATAAGCCAGATCAGGATATATCCGATTCAAGGTGTTATCGATTTTGTGTATTCTCATCATGTAGTAGGACACGTCTTGCCTATTGGCATCTTCCGTTACAATTCCTTCACCGATGGTGACAAAACACTTCCCATTGACATTTCCAGCCCCGTCTATGTTTAGACCTGCTTCGTTTTGAAAAGCCTCTGTATCGTCAAGTTGAATGTACGAGTTAGTGGTCCCAATGGTGAGAGCGTATCCAGTGACGACGCCTTGGATTATGGTGTTTTGACAGCGGATCGCATAGGAATTTGTAAATGAAGTGATTAACGGTACATCTTGGTTGACCCTAATTGCAGCGATTGTATCTCTCATACCCCAGTCAATGGCATTCTTTCCTTCAATATGTTGCGCTTGAGGCCGATTTCCTGCGGTCATGGTGGCATCAACAACCATGGTGAAGTCTTGCCCATAAGGATGCGCCAAATCGGTTCCATCCCCGTGTATTTTTTCAATGTCATAAAACATTGAAGGGAACAAAGGAATTTCTGTCAAAGCCCTTGTTGAAGCATAATGAGTTGATGTTTGCTTATCATTCCGAACAGAAGGGTTTCCAGTTCCAATGATTCGATCTTTCCAACCTGCGAGGTTGTTATGTTCGTCCCATATGGGCTTGGCGTCTATTCCTCCTTGCCCCAAACCGCCAAGTGACAAGGTAGTTGTTGGAGTTCCTAAATCTCCAATCTCCTTGATTGGAATCGACTCCCCCATGTTCAAATCTCGATCAACCTGTTGGTTAGAAAAGTCCATCAATTTGGAACGGCCTCGAACTTCTAACTCAGCCGCATTTCCTTTAACTTGAACATTGAATTGTTCAGCACGGCCAGTCAACAATGCGATTTCGATTGTGATCAGCGATGGAGATATTGAATTAGCCGAAGTCATAAAATCATCCAACACGGCATGTCGGCTATGATTTGAAGGTACGACTAAAACAAGATTTTCATTGAATGAGAGTGTATTATCGATCACATTGAAAACTTGCAGACTTGATCTTGAAAGCCCAGAAGGGGTTTGTTTTGTCGAACTGTGCTGTTTTAGGTTGGACCCAACTGAGGGAGTTATGACCATGACATGATGAGATGGGTTAGATGTTTGATCTGGTATGTTTGGATTATCAACTGCTCTCGGACGGCCATATCCAAGTATTGAGTTCTTCATTGAAATAAAGCACTCGCTCACATCAATGTAAGGCGATTCCATTCTCCCACCTTGACCATGAGATTTCAATGCATGAGAATGAAGTGGCCGTTTGAAGTTGGCAGATGGGATGCTGACCAAACCTCCAGCGGCAGTTATCTCAAGTTGCACGTCGTTATTGGCCGCAGGAGGGGATATGTAGGGCTTGAGAAGGATGTCCGATAATGTTCGAGGGGTTCCGCCAATGTCAAAGACCGTGGAGGCGGCTGGAACGGTTTTTTGGACGATTAAGTATGGCTTCTTTGTTCCAGCATAGAAGTTACTCATGCTTTCATTGAAATCGCTTTTGGGCAGACTTGTGCCAGCCACGACTTCTCCTGTAAGATCAATAGCATCATAATAAATTAGGATCCGGCTTGGGCCACCGTTTGAAGTCAATACCGAAGGTGACTTGATCGAAGCAATTAGCGGTTTGTCAACTGGGGTCAAATGACGAATATATCCATCGTTTTTTGGCTTTCCATCAACGATTTCGGATTCATAATCAATGTCAAGCCCCTTAATCATGAAAGGCCGTATGTCTTCAACGGCTATGGCTATAATCTCATCGTGAACTGATGATGAAACATTGCTCGAAAGAGAATTGTTGTATTCCCCCGCTCCTGCTTGTATGACAATACGATTGAAAGGTTTTCCTGAATCACCAACTCCATACGAGGTCAAAGATTTATTGATCACGCTTTTGGTTTCTTTGGAATATACCGTTTCTGTGATCTTTACGGGTTGATTTTCGGAGAAAACCGATTGTAGTGCGACCTCATCCGTTTTCATAATAAATTCGTCAACAACACCTTGGATTGTTTGTTTCACCACTTGACTATCAAACGCTGGAACTTTGCTCAAAAAGAAGTCAGCCTCAACGTGGTTGTAAGCGGTCATACCCGCCATCCCCGAATATCCCTCCTCTGTTGGTTCGTTGAGATCAGACATCATATCACCGTATATTTGTCGAGGAAATACCCCTGCACTTGTTGCCTTTCGGCGTCATTCATGGACTTTTCGTAAAGAATGAATTCTGCCAATTCGCTGTGTTGAAGTATTTTGTTCGTCGCTGTTCCCGTTTTAGCGGCTGGATCGAATGATGCTCCACGGCCAAAAATGGTGAAGAGAGAGTTATCAAAATTGACGGGTCCGGTGATCTTAGCAACAAAGGTTGTTTCGTTCGCAGAGTGGTAGTGAACTGTCATATTTGTAGTTGTAGCATCGAATGTTGCAGAGAACAAACCTGGTTCGCTTAGGCTTGTTGAGGATGCATTTGTAGTTGTAATCCCGTTGTTGGTCAAAAAGGAGCCTCCGGCAGACGCTGCGAAGCCAAAAAATGTCTTAGGCAAGCCTCCGTTTTGCCCAATGAGATCAGTATTATATGCTCCACTGTAACGCGCTGAAACAAGCCAAAAGGCTGTGAACGATGTACCTGCATGAATAATTTGCTTTGATTCTCCATCGTTTGTTCCGATGTTCATCAAAGCCCCATCGGAAGATGTGCATTTCAAAGCAGGTTTGGAGTTGAATGAAGCACTATTTTCCTCATACACCCATGTTCCTATCGTATAAAGTGAAAAATCATTCCCACTTTGATCAGGAAGATAAGAAACCGTTGCTCCGTCCGATACTCCAGTTAATGCCCCTACATTGATCCACATAAGCAAATTGTCCTTTGGAGGATCGGGTTCAGGATTGATTGAAATCGATGCGGCAGTACCTGTTGTGATTCGGCTTTGAGTCGATGAAAAGTAAGCGGTGTTTCTGTTCCTGCTTCGATCTTCAAATCGTTGTCCTTGAGTAAATTCGGCACGTGTGAATGCGTCTTTTTGACGAGTAGTCATATTTGCGACAGCGGCAGATGTGTCTTTGTTCCCAGGGTCAATGATTAAATCTCCATTCCCCAAAGTGAGCCAAATAGGAGTGCCATCTGCGTGGTCAAATATCAAACCTTGACCTTTGGGATTGTTCTCAATAGTTGCTGACGCAGTGTCATCATTTACCAAATGGACCGACTGGCAAACAATACGATTATTTGCAAAATCTAAGGAAATAATTCGTATTCTTTCAATCGGATTTACCATAGGATCCAGATCCGAAACAACGGCTGTTCCAACCGTACTTCCAGTGCTGAGATTAACTAAACGTGCGCTTGCAGTTTGTGAAAGTCCGGTCAAGGGATGAGTTCCCGATTGGTTAATCACCGCATTCAATGAAGACTGTCGAATGCGATCAGCCCCTAAATAATCCAACGAACCCGTTGTTGATCCATAAGTGGATGAGTTGACATTAAGACTGGATGCATACCATGTTTGCTTTTTTACATCTGGTAAATCAAGCCCTGTGATGTAAGATGCCAATCTTTCAAGGGCTGAGTATTCATCGTTTTTACCTGATGCATGATCGGGATGTTCGTACACCTTGAAATAGCCATAATCATTGATATTTTGAAAATCATACCCAAGCATGACCATTGGAATTTCGAGTAGCGAGGTAAAGACAGAAGAGTCCCTTCCTTGAGATCCAGCCGTTTCATTTCGATTGTTGAAGAAATGCACATTCGGCATGTGAATCTCATCATTAAAATCCCAAAAACCAATTGTTTGATCTTGGACAAAGAAAGGTTGTACGGAAGGCTCTATGATGCCTCTTGAAATACGAACACTCTCAATCAATCCTCTGTATTCGCCTCCTCTCCCTCCAATGAAGAGATCGGATGAAACATTGTCCAAAATACGATTTTCAATAAGATTCAGGGAAGCAACCAAATTTCCATTGACAAAAATCTTCATCTCATCCCCAGTGAACTGTGCGGAAACCATCATCAAAGGCTGCGCTCCTTCGGTTAGATCGCTTGGTTTGTGCTGCCCTCCAGAGTATGTGCCAGAATGAGATTCGAGAAGAACGTTGATGTCAAAAGCAGTAGCAACTGTAAATACACGCCCTATGCAATTAACACTGAATTCTATGGGCGCATTCTTGAACGGATCTCCGACTTTCAAAGAGAAACACCCTGGCTTTGAAACAACTGTTCCGCCATAATTGGGAACGATAAACGCTTCAATGGTGAACGGTCCTAATATGGCGTTCAAAGGGTTGCTCTCAGCCGGAAAATGTATTCTTCCGATCTTGGTCGCATGGCTCTTCGTTGTATTTATTGATCCGCTGTACGTGGGCCTAAGCAAGTTGATTCCGCTTTCTTTGAACTGGCCTGTTGGAACCACAATACCGTCTGTAAATCCGTTAAATCGGATTGCCTTTGAACGAAGAGTGTGCATTGCCATGTATCTCACAACCCGATCAATTGTTCAACTGGGAGCATGGTGAGAGAGTAGTTCCAGACAGAATCACCGGCCTCATAACCAGGATCAAAGGTGCTAACCACGGCAGGGATTGCGACCCCTTGATTGGTGAAAGGACTTGGGCGAACAGTCTTGTTGTTGATTGTTTCAAACGGATCGTAAATCTCAGTATTCGAGTTAGAAGAAATATCAGTGCCAGGTCCCGAAGGTATCAAAAATTGCCTCAACTCTCGATTCCCACTAACGGAAGATGCAAGGGATTCGTAAGGGATTCTGATCCCCACAATATATTTTCTCACGGCTTTTGCATTTCCAATGTTTAAGAACTGTGATGAATCAACTGACGCTATTGAATTTGGCAAATCAATCATTGAACCTGCCAAAACTTGTGGGCTAATCAATCCCCCGCCCACACTTGGGTTGACAATCATGTTGAGAAGATCTTGCAATTTATCTCCTCTTGTCAATTTAACAGGATCCACTCCACCACGCATGTTAGATACGAAGAATTGATTTGTCCAAGACTGAGAACTTGCTGACGCACTTTTCTCAACCACGACGAGTATGTTTCCTGATTCACCCACTACATCGTTTCCAATCTCAATCAATTCATTTGCGTATGCTCCTGATGATCCATTTTGAGTTTCAAACGAAATCGATGCTGCTTGTCCTGCCTTAGAAGATACGGTACAAACGTTCGTAAATGCAGTTGTAATTCCATCGACCTTGATGCTCGATCCATTCAAAGCATTTTGAATCGCAGTTGAAAGGGTGCTGGTATTAGTGGTCGAGGATATGTCCGTGTAAATGATGCTGGTGGTGTCAACGACGTTTGATGCGCTACCGTTCTTCAAAAACAATTGATTTTTTTCACCCAAACCGGCATCAACTTGACCCTTTGTGCGGAAAGAAATAACGACATCCTCCATCTCGTCAATCATTGCGCTCCAAAGCAAATTCAATGATCCACACCAAGAAGTTGCACCTGCTGCGCCAAATGCCAGTGACAAATCTATGCTCATGTTTGCTCCAACACCAGGGGTTGGTTTTTCGTCATCACTAATCACTCCTTCAACGGTGATGGCGAGAGATGGAGTGTTCAGGTCTAAGGCTGCACGTGTGGCTAACAGAGGGATCGGGTGAGGACCGATAATGTTTCTTTGAACTGATAAGGAGATATTAGTCGCTTCCAGTTCAACAACCCCTCCATCACGACGGATCAATTGGATCATTGGCATCAAATCACGCCCCTTGTGTAGGAATTGCCACGTGATTTGGTTCGCATGACCTTGCTAACTTCCTCACTAACAGCCTTTGCAATCTCCTTTGCATTGCCTCCTCCGCTGACGTTAATGGTGATGTTATTTGTGCTTCCTCCACCGCCCATGTCGCCTTTTATCGAAACAGGGATCGTTCGCCCGTCAGGAAGTGGAACAACTGCTTCTGTTCCGTGTAATGCTACCGGATAGCCACTGGATGGACCGCTTGCTACTCCACCATCGCTGAATCCCAAGTAGTCAGCAGCACCGCTTATCTTGCCACCAACGCTACTGACCACGGAACTAATTCCGTCTATCAGCCATGCGACCTTATCGATGATGGGTTCAAGTGTTTCCATGAGCGTACCCATTCCTGCGGAGAAATACGGCAATAACCAAGTAATCAATTGCATCACTTTGTCCATAATCACCCCTAAAATCCCTGTGACAATCCGAACAATTGGATCCAAGAATGCGAATACAGCAAGGACGAACCTAACCATCGGAGGTCCGAGTCTCGCCCACACTTTGATGTATATCGACACAAGTGCGCCAAAAACAACGATAATAATTGACCAAACAGCCGAAATCAGTTCGATCACCCTCACTACAAATTCAATGAGGCCGCTACTGAAAAGAAATTTGATCACCATGTCAAACGACGAGCGAATACCGTCGAGTAAGTCTTCAAAGGTAAATCCAGTCTCATCAAGAGCCGAGAAGATGAACCCAAAAGCAACAGCAACTGAGCCGACCAAAACCCCAATTGAATCGATTATTCTTTGGATCATACCTGCTTCCTCCATCTTTTGTACGATTGTGCCAATTCCCAATATAATCTCTGTGTAAAGAGTGATAAATACGATCAGGATCATCCCTAAACCATCAAAAATTCCCTGCAAACCTGCCAACACAACTGTTGCTGTGCCTTCAAAATCAAATCCTCCTAACGCCCCCATTAGTGTGTCAAAAGTATCCTTGATCGCTGCGAATAATCCCTTAGATGCTTCACCGACTTTGTTGAGAATTTCAAAATTCCCTGCGCCCTCTCCTACGTAAGACGAAAGCAAATATACCGCAGCACCAACGGCGGCAAAAATACCTAAGATCATGATCATAGAAGTGTTCATCATACGAATTGCCTTCAACATCAACCCAATTGGACCCATTGCCACCTCAACAGCCTCTCCCACCTTTTCCACCTCGTCGGTGAATTTAGGAAGCACTTCTTTGGCAGTTTCAAATGTGTTTTTGGTGTCGATAAACAGATCTAAAAATGGGCCAAATGTCTTTTGCATCAGTTTGTATTGAATGTTGAGAAGATTTGCTGATTTTGCGTTTTTCTTGTTGAGAACATTCATCTTAGCGAGAGATGAAACATATTCGTCAAGTTGTCCGATCTTAATCACCACTTATTTTTTGATTATGACGCTCAAAGAAGTCGGCATCGCTTGTTGTGCGTAGTGGTTGCCCCTTATTGCCTCTTCCGTGTTTCATTTGCCTTTCTGCCTGTTTCTTCATCCGTTCGAGCATCTCCGCCTTCTTATCTGCGGCTGCTCGCACAATCATGTAATCGAGCAGAACCCGATCTGGAGGCTGATCATCCCAAAAATGGGGGGGGCAGTTGAAATGCGTTCCAAGGGCGAATGTAATTGCTTGGTACGATAAAATGGTTGCTTGGGAAAGATTGAGTTGAGGCCGATCCTCTTCTGGCAGATCTTCATCAAGAAAAGCAACCAAATCCTCGTACCCTACTCCAAAGGGCTAACGCCACCTGCAAATTGACCAATAATTTGATTGAGATCAGGTAGTACGGTTCGGATTGCATTTCCTACATCGGGGTGCAAGTTTAGAAGATCTTTCTTAGAAAGGGCGGGTTCGGTTTCGACCACACAGTTGGTCAAAACATACCGCCAATATCCGCCCAAATCGATGTCTGGTGCAACAACTCCTTCGGAGTCTGTTTTGAAAGAAACAAAGCGAGACATAGCGTCTTGCTGTTCAACCCAAGAAAGTTGCTTGACATAAACGACCAATTCCCCCATTGGAGTTTCAAGGAGATGTTCAGTCGGAGTATTGCTGAGGATGAAGGCATCACGCTTCGCCATCATCGCTCACCTCTTCGGTAGTTGATACTTCTTCAACAACTGGGGTTGCATCGTCTTTGACCAAACGTGCAATTAAGTCTGTTTTGTTGCCGTATGTGGGGAGATCTCTTTGACTCAACATCACACGAAGATCGTTCACAAGCATATCGCCATATTTTCCTGATGTGGTCGATACAACTTCTTCAACAGCCTGAGCCAATCCTTCTCCTGATTCATCAACATAAGTTGGAAGATTGATGAACATTTGAACATTATCTGCACTTAAGCCGACTCCGTGTTCGATCTTAGTTCCTACAATTGACCAGTCAACTGGTACTCTCTGCCCATTAAACATCACAAATCCTACAATTCGCATGATAAATCCCTGTCCTGTATTTGTCTTAAAGGCTCACTATCAAAGTGCCAAATAAGGTGAGTTCTCTTCCACTTTAAGATGGCGCACAAGCAAATCAACTTCAACAATGACGGCTCCTTTGTCATCAGGTACTTGGTGATCTGCTTTCACGATGGTGTAGTCTTCGAGGGTGATGGTTGCCGATTCCCTCGTAGCGTGTGATCCTCGTTTCTTCAAGCGAAGAACAATGTCATTTGAGTTGAGATGGTGCTTTCGAGTGCGAACTTGCTCCCAGAGTCGGTCGTCTTCAACGATGGCTGAGAACCGGAAGGCGTATGCTCTCTTTGATTCTGTGATCTCAAATGCTGTTGAGGTGCTTCCCAATTGGACATGATCGGAATCCGATGCGCTCCCTTCATACCCACGGATGTAATGCCTTGCTTCATTTCCGTTTGTGATCTGGAACTCAAATTGAGTGCCACGGAGAACTGGTGCGCCAAAGACCTCAATTGAAATGTCTTGGAACAGATACGGCTTTTCACCATTGACAGCGATTCCACTCACTTTACGATTTGCTGCTGTGTTTGCAGTTGTTTCAAACATACGATGTGGAACCATATCTCCGCCAGTATCGGTGTAGTGCCGAGTTGCTTCGTAGGATAGATCCATTTTCAATTCACCCTCGCTGTTTGCATTGACAGTTGCTGATTCAATTTTGCAACCGTTATACAGTCGGAGCAACTGATTTGTTCCTGGGCTTTCATCCGTTGATCGGAATGATTGCTCAATCATGAAAGTTGGCAAACGAGTGCCACCAAACATGGTGTGAGATACGCCATTCTTCAATTCCTTGGTGGTTGAATCAATGTGAGGGCTTCCTCGCTTATCGTCATCGAGATATGAAAGCCTCTCGACTCCACATTCGTCAAGAGTGTGTGCGAAAAGGAATGGTTCCTCAACATAGACATAATCACCAACCGCTGCGATGACTCTTCGGATTTCATGCTTGAATACCGTAGGCAAAGTTGCATCAGCACCAGGTATGGAATGGCTATTTTTGTCAATGATTCCGATATATTCGCCAGCCGTGAATTTTGCCGCCGTGGTCGTTCCGACCTTTACTCGAATGTCATCGATTGCGATGCTTGCCGTGATCGCTGGAAGCAGGGCGAGCGTACCATCGGTTCGGGCGTTATTGACCGCACCTGTATCAATGTCCAAGCAACCATTAACATTCGCTCCTACAAGTTCAGTGTATGATCCGTATGTCAAAGCACCTCCTGTGCTGACGTGCTTGAATATGCCGCCATCAGCAGAGACTTGATCGTGAACCGTCGTATAAGCGGCTCCAAGTGTGATGCTTGTTGGAGTGGCATGAGTTGATGAAGTCAAACCGATCAACAAATTCTTGCCAGCCTTATCAACACCCAAACCAGTCATGGCCGTACCTGCAATTGCCGTAATTGTGTCAACTCCTGTTGCTCCAACCACTTGAGCGGTACACTGTAAAAGGGTTGCAACTGCATCTTTGAGATGAAGAGGTCGAGCGGTTAGGATTGTATTTGCGACTGTGGCGTGAGATAACTCTCCATTGTTTGATCGAGAACTAACGCCCCCAAGTGCGTATTTCAACCAGCGGAGGGTGTGAGCGTTAAGCGACATGCTTCCTCCAGCGAGGGTTTCTTTGCCGCTTGTAAGGACGTTCACATCTCGACCCATGCCGATGATGTGTTGCTGTCGAACATCAATCTCAGGCTCAGGGAGGCTGAAAGAATCAAGGAGTCCAAAGAATTGATCCGTGCGAACTTGAGTTGCAGAGTCAAATGTTGGGCAGCGGATGGAATGAATTTTCATCACATCATTTGCTGCTGCGATTGCTGTGCCACTTACCAATGCAGGTTGAACCGTGATTGTACCTGCCGATTGATCACTTGCAATGATGTAGTAGGTTCGACGGGTGGTTGCAAAATCATCGGAAGCAAAATTCCCGCCCGCGCTGATTGTCATAACACAGCCGACCAAAGCATTCTCTGGAATTAGGAGGACTGGACCCGTTGCCACCCAAGGTGCATCTGATCCAATTGTGATCAAACTGGTGTTTCCAACTGGGGCGGAGGACGCCCATCCATCAGTCGTTGTATCTCCTGTTGCAATCAATCCAGTCTCTTTGCCCCATGACACTTCTGCAATGTCGCCCTTGAATATCGTGTTCACCATTTTATCGCCTCATTTTATGTGATTGTTTCCAGAACTTCGCTGAATGTGATAACTTCTGCTTGAAGTGTGTATCGGAATAACCCCTTGCTACGATCCGACAAATCGGTTCTCGTCTTGAAGATAACCCTGTCAAAGTCGTTTCCATTGCCCTTTCGGAACTTATGGATGATCCGCCGAACCTCATCTCGAAGTGCGCCCAGTCTCTTTCTCCCCTTTGATGTACGAACATCGATGGTTAAATTGACATGGATATTTACAAAGTCAAACAACAATTCTGGTTGCGCTTCATTGTGAGCGGTTTCAAAAATACGGATCACGTCTTGGTCTTGAAGACGAGTTCGCTTTCCCTCGCCCCGATCAAGAACAGCAATGTCTTCAATCGAAGGCTTTGGAGAAAGGTTCCATTGGGCATTCAGCAGATCACGGATCGACTCAATTGCATCCTTTGCCATCACATAACCTCCTTCATTTTTTGTATTTTGTCATCGATATTGCGAGAAAAATGATTGTTTTTTAGCCTCGCTGCAACAATTTCTTTCAACTGTTCCTCAGTATAATCATGACCATCCGCTTCATTCATTTTTTTCTCTTCGAGAAGCATCTTTTCTTCAAGATCACGCACCCCCCCATTTATGGCATCGTCTGCTAAAACAGACAACTCCTTTGACAATTTCATAATTTTATCATGATTTGCAACGACGGCGATGATAATCAAATCAACCACCCATCCCTGCGACAATGATGGTTTCTTGATATGGAACAAGCATTCGCTTCACTTCCTCCTCCATCTTTTGGATCTTTGCGTTTAGATCGATATTGGACGAACCTTCTGGAAAGAGAACAGTGTAGTCATCCGTCATAATAATGTCAATTGCCACCATTTTGATACACACTTCTTTGATCACCTTGTCAAGATAACGCTCACCATAAATGTAGGACACCTTCAACGAATGATTCTCATAAAATGGATATTGGTTGTTGAACATTATGGCTCCGTTGTCTTCCATCGACCACCAATCGTATTGGCGTTCTTCGTCATTCATATCAACGTTCAAGCGTTGTTGCTTCACAATGACATCTGTGGCTAATGCAGCAATTGTTCCTCCTGTTGCATCATCAACCACTGTGAAGGTGTTCCCTGATCTGGTGCATCGAGCAATGTGTGTGGTCGAACCTATTGTGAAATAAACCAAACCGTTTGTTTTGGTAAATGACCCTGCATCATCGACTGTGAAATTGGCTCCTGCAACTGAGGTGATATTTGCTGAGACATCTGTGCCTAAAGAGAATACAAACACATCAGGATTGGTCGTTGCAATGGTGTTTGATTCACCTTCTTCTGTTGATCGCAACGATGTGATGACTATTTTTCCATCACCCTCATCACTGTTTGCAACTGCCAAAAATTCGTCGTGAAGGTACAATTGTTTGTCGTGTTCTTTCAAATCCCCTATTGCAATTGCTGATCGGGAAGTGGCGACATCTTTGTTGATCAGATTGGAAATGTTTTGGGCGATGGTTTTTGCTCCAAAGTCCGATTGCCATTGGTTTGAACTTGCTCCGTTTTGCATTGCGATAGTATGGGCAGTACCATTGCAAATGAAGATTTTTTCCGTACCTGCTGCACCAATCTCTGTTGGCTCTTTGACCTTCATGCATGTTCTTGCACCGCCCAATTCACGATAATAGTCGCTTTGCCAAACGCCAAGTCGAAGTATTCTTTGAATTGCACGATGCCTCAAATAAACTGCGCCGACATAATCCGTGTAGTATCGCCTTCGATATGGTTTGAAAGTGGTAAAATTTTGATATTCATCGACTACGATTCGAGGACGCCAAGACATACGACATACTTGATCGATGTAGTCTTGCTTCTTGAGGATCAAATTCTCAACATGAGATTTGGTCAAACCCCTCTCCTTGCTGTTTGTTAAAGCGTGATTTATTTGAATTTGAGCGTTTTTGGCAATTGTAAAGGACGTTCCATCATCTGCCTGTGTTGCTCGAACATGAACATTGCCGCTGCCCCCCCCTATTGCGTCAAGAACAGTGTAGGTTTTGCCAATAGGGTCATCGTCATCGTACACCGTGATGTTTGTAGTGGCATCGATTTTCCACCTTCGGTATTCGACGCCGCTGATAGGGATGTTGATTTTTCCTGTTGTGATCGTAGTGTCGGCTGACAATGAAATTGGGTCGGGAAGTGGCAATTGCAAGAACTCTGCTACCTCGTCAGCCGTGCAATACACCAAAGCAGTAGGATCAAGCGGCGCACTTGGTCTATGTCCTGGGTTGAAGACTTGAGGCATTCAATTCCGCTCCGCATTCAACTGTGGTGGCTCCCCATATTGAAATGCATCGCCTCGCCACAAACCGCACATTCAGGCGTCCAGCAAAAATGAAGCAAACCACATGCGGTGCATCTGGTCCCAGATCCAATGTTTTGGATGTCGGATCGACGCTTGTTATCGACCTTGATGAATTTTTTTTGGGCGTTTGCCATGTTCTCATGGCTGAATGGAGATTGATCTTCTGCTATTGATCCAGCATTCGTCATGAGTTCCAACATGCGAGATTGCCTTCGCTTGTTGATCTCAATTGAGGTTTCAAGATCAATATGGCCTGTCTTCATTCGAGCCAAGGGGTTTCACCCCCTCATGCACGTGTGCCAGTGATCATGACTCGTAGGATAATGCCTGTTCCAGCGGCAATATCTCCTGAAAGATCCATTCCTATTGCCTCTGTTAGTGGCATTGGTGCAGAACCGCTATCAGGGACACCGTGGGCGTTTGCATCATCTCGTTCAACGAATGCCTTGATCTTCTTGTTTGCTCGATCATAGGTGAACATAACGCCGATAGCAGCCGATTCGATATGAACCATATCTGGATTTCCAACATACTCATTTGCATCGAAAGCAATGCCTCCAGCAATGTAAGCGGTATCGTCATCTGCTACTTTCAAAGAAACAGTCAGTCTGTTTCCTGCTACGTTTGTTCTTCCTTGCTGTTCAACTTCAACTGCCATGTATATTCCTCAGTGTTCTTTTGTTTATATCTCTTTTCATAAAAGATGCTTATTCCATAAAGATAATGACTCTAATGACTGATGCTGGAGCAAGAACGGTTCCGCTACCTGGGTCAACATCTGCAAAAACTCTCACTTGCCCACAAACCAAGCCATTCCATGCGGCGGGTTCGTTGATCGCAACACCACCCGATTCTGCTGCCGTAGTTGTTGTGACTGAGAAATGCAAAGAATTCTTGGCTGAGGCTGTTCCTTTGTTTGAACCAGGTGTGACTTCGAGTAAAGCAACTTGCCCTGATCCTGCGCCAGTGTAGTTCAGTTTTCCAATCGTGTCAAAGTAAGGAATCTCGGTTGCCGATCCGTCTTCGATGTCCATAAGAAATTTGAGTTCACCAGTGTTTCCAGATCCAACATCCAACGATGCATCCGATGCATCAACAACGACCTTAGACACTTTACCATTAAGAGGCACTAATTGATTTGGGGATTCCCCCGTTAGGGTGATCACGTGGCGATTGACACGGCTTCGAGAAAGATAATTCTCGCCATCTGTAATGGATTGCCTGTTGTTTGCCATTTAGATCCCTCATGCCAACTTTTCAAGCAGATCGGCTTTCTTGTCGCGGTTAGAGACATCAATGCCTCGTTCCTTGCACAAAGCCATCAATTTGGCACGGGATAATGTCGAAAGATCTTCGGGAGCAAGTGCTGCTTCCTCAACGGGTTCGACGGTAGCCTCAACAACTTCTTTCATGGCCTCAGTCTTTTTCTCAGCAACATCGCTGACAACTTTCCAAGAAGTTGATCCGTTGTCAATGCCGCCGAGAATTCGTTCTTCGATCCATGAGTCTGGAATGTTTGTTTTGGGATCGCCACGTGCGAAACCATAACTTGTTCCGTTGACGTCAAATTCAATGTACGCTTTTGCGCCGACATATGTGATTGTGTATCCCAAAGGGATCACCTCAACGGTACATGATGGTCAATCGAACTGTGTCGCCTGAAACGCCAGATGGTGCGGTGAAGAGAACTTGCGCTCCTTCTCCACGTACCAAGGTCATGTCTTCGTGTCCACCAGTTCGGTTCTCAATGCCAAGGACAGCAATAACGGCTGCTCCGTGGGCGGTGTCGCCCTGGAAATCCAGTCGAGTGCCAGTTGCGACATCAGCAAGATCGAAGACGGTTGCGGCGTTGCTTGTGACGACCAAATCAATGATCATCATTTGAACTGCGCCAGCAGCCGTGTTCGTACCGATTGGCTCTTGTAGCCAGTCGGTGTTGCTTTCTTCGAGTACGCCAGCCCACATTGGGACATCAGCGACAATTGTTCCGCTTGTTAGGTTTGTGTTTGCCATGTTTCATCATCTCCATGTTTTTTGTCTTCAGGCACTAAGATCTCGGATCTTGCCGTGTGCGCCATAGAAGAGTTGCCAGAGTTCGCCCATTGTGTGGAATAGGCCGACTTGTCCAAGACGGTTGATACCGAATGGATCGCCAGTTTCGATACCAGATTCGTGGTAAAGAGTTGGTTTAGCCGTGCAGAAGTAGGTGTAGTCAGTGTCGATGAAGTATAGTCGAGAAAGACCATCATCTTGAACATCCTTGGAAGGAATGATCGGGACGCCGTTGTATGTTGCAACGACGAATCCAGCATCCATACCAGGAACACCTTGAACACCGTTGACGGAAGGCGTGACGCGCTTCATCTCAGTGAACCGTTGTTGTGGTTGAAGGAGTTGTTGGATCTTCTCAACAGTGTCGTATCCAGTGAGGATAACCTTTGGCTGACCTCCCCGTTCCCAAACTGCTCGGAACATTCCATCCAAGATGTTGAGGGTGAGAGGGCGTTCGTTGGAAGCACCGTTTGCACCAGCATCGACGTTGGCGTCGTACCATTCACGGGAAGTAGCACCAGAGGAGTCACGGGTGAGACTGTATTGGTTGTGAACTGCTGCGGAACTGATGTCGGACATTCCAGACTTCTCAACGAAGGAGGAGGAGATTGCACGGTCAATGGATTCAAAGTTGTTTCCAGCGACGACGTTGACATCTCGAAGGAGCATCTTGTTGATCGACTCAGCGTGAGACTTCGACATTTCCATCTTGATCACAGCACGTGCATCGCCAAGTCCATCGTCCTTGTCTGCAAGGAACATTGCGGTTTCGCTCAAGTCGAACTTGCTTGCAATGGTCTTTGGCTTGGTGCTGACTTCGTGGAAGGTTGGCTTGGTGGAGTCAGGGAGGGTTCCGTTTTCAGGAAGTCCACTGGCTTCGTCAGGCTTGCCGGTCACGACACGCCATCCACTCTTTTCCCAAGGCTTCTTAGGAAGAATTGAGAAAGCGTTGAATTCTTGGTTGAGTTGCGACCAAACCTTACGGCCAAAGATGGCGTTGTAAGTTCCAGCGGTTGAGGACATCAAAGGTGAGTCTGCCTTGAGTAGGTCAGTTCCACTGTATGCCCATGCGTTCGATCCTGCGCCAGCACCGTAGTAAAGGCGTTCCATGTCTTCGATTGTTCGGATGTATCCTTGCGTCATTCTTCATCTCTCCTGTTTTGATTATTCCCCTCGCAATGCTCGCATAGCAAGTGCTTCTGCGGCTCGCCAGCCTTCGAGGTCAGATCCCATTTGGGAAAATTCATCGTGGGTTGGTACTCGGATGGAAGTGGTTGGTGCGGATGGCACAGGGGTTGCGCTCTTTTGGAGATCGACATTCTCTGACTTGAGCATCGAGATCTCTTCACGGAGAGCGTGGATTTGTGCGCCGACATCGTTGGCTTTGCGAACTTCGAGAGCCTGTGCGGTTTCTGCGTTGTAGCGTTCCTGCCATTCCTTTTCGACAAGACCCTTCACGGCTTCTTCGTCACGAAGGGCAGCGTAGGTTCGGTATCCCTTTTCCAGAGTTTCTGGGGTGAGGGACTTGATGACGTTTTGGTTGCCCGATGGTGCGCCCATGTTCATGTTAGGAACACTTGGCCCCTTGATCACATATTGGTTGCCGCCAGGACTTGGGAGAGATGGGTACGATGGTTCGGTTGCATCTTCGCCAGATCCAACTTCATCGCCTTGTCCTCGGTGAGAGTATCCGCCAGATCCTTGTTCTGGAAGGTAAGCCTTCTCCAAACCAAAGTGATCACGGAGTCCGTCGAGATCAACACCAGATTGGTGAGCGAACTTTTCGAGGGTATCGATGTATGCAAGAGCGTCGTCCTGTTGGGCTTTCTTCATCTTGTCATCGCCTTTTTGTCCGATAGGGTTGCCCTCATCGTCACAATCGACATTTTTCATGTATTTGTCGTCAGTCTTTGCATCCGACTTTCCTTCATTCAATTCTTTGAGAACTTCGGAAAGTCCTGCCTTAATTTCGTTTAACACTTCTGTATTGCTCATGTTGTCATCTCCGTCCATTTTTAGGATCGTGTACGCTGCTTCAGGGTTGATTCCCTTCTTGCAGAGTGTGATCTCATGGAGTTCAAGGTCGGTAATCTCACGATGAGTACCGAGTTCGGGGGTTGTTTTCGACACACGAAATAGTGCCTGACCGCCAATTGAGAACGCCCGTAGTTCTCCATTGCGGATTTGCTTCTGCACTTCACGTGCCTTTTGAATGTCGTTGCGGATCTTGCAAACAACGAACAATCCATGATCATCGACTTCGGATTTCCAAAGTCGGCCTTCTGTATCTTTGTAATCGGAAACAACTTCTCCAACTTGAATGCCAGAGTGTGCCAACTGGACATTGCGGAATGCCTTGTTGCCCATGAATTGATTGAATGCCTTCTTTAGCGCAGGGACTGGGATACGATCTCCCTGCTTATCGACCATATCGACCGATGCATATCCTGCGACGAATAGATCGCCGTTTGATGCAGCAGATTTTAGCAAAAAATCAGAGCCATCCGCAGACCATGTTGCGGAGGATACTGAGAGGTTTGCTGCCGTCATCAACCTATCCTAAATCAAGCAATGGTATATGAATGCTTTCAAAACGAAAAGAGAACAATCAGTATGAATCATCTGTCTCGGAACGATCACTGGGCTGCACTTCTTGTTCTTCTTGCAGTTCTGTTTCTGTTTTTCTTGGCATACGCAATGTAGCCTTACCCTCAGCCACGTCAAGGCTTGTGGATTGATCATCTCCGTTCTTCACTTTGAGATGAAAAACCGGATCTTGTTCAACGGGTTCTTCCTCTTGTTTAGGATCATAAAAAGTGACAGCACTATCGTCCAAAAGTTCAGTTGGACCCGTTGGGGCAGTAATATCGGCTTGCATACCCGCCCATGCGCCACCATCTGGTGAAATTCGATTCATTCGAGGAAACATTCGTTCGATGATGTCATCGTCAATCGCTTGATTAACAGTCCACTTTTCTCCATCATCCGTTCGTTCAATGCCGTATTCACCTGCGAACATCTCAAGCATTTTTTTATTCAACCCCTTCACCATGGACAACAACTTCTCAGTTGTCTTTGCTTTGTTATCACTGGTGATCGCTCTCCTCACACTTCCCATCCTGCTTGCAACATTGTCGCCTTGCTCTCCAACTCCTTCGATTGCTGGCGCACGAAGAATAGATTTCTTGGCTATCTTCAATTTACGAGGGCGTCTTTTTTGTGATGAATGAATTGGATTAAATGTACCAGAATCAGTTGATGTCACTGTACCACCGCCGCCCGATGCAGCAGCAGCAGCACCTTCCTTGAGCAAGGCAATAGCAACTGGACCCCAAATTGGAGCATCTCTTTCGGACTTTGCAAATAATGCCTCATTCCCCTCAATGCTATCAACTGTGAAAACAGAATTTTGAAACGTTCCTTTGATCACAACTGGATCGAGTATTGAGGGATAAACCAATTTGATCTGATCTGGATACGCTATAATTTCGGGCATCGGCGGATAAAATGACTTTGCAATGCTGTCCTTAGCATAGCGAACCCATTTTGGATGTACCTCTTTCTCTTTCATGAAAGTCGATGTTGAATCCCGAAGCAACAGTTCCCCTCCATCCCACGGGCTTATTGCCTTAGCCAAGCCATCTTTATCGGTGGATACACAATTCCTTGGCATTGGGAAGTGAACATTATCTGTTGAGTCGTACAAAGTCCTCAACGCATTGATTCGGTCTTCGAGTGGCTCCATGTGCATGTCAGTTCCCTTGTGAACCAACAGATCAAGAACATGCAACTTATTGTCTTCAAAGTAAGAATCGAATGTGAAATCTCCAGTTATTTGCCGAAGATCCTTCTTTACCTCGCTTGGCAATTTTCCGCCTTTTATGTGATTTCCTTTCTTTTGGATGAACATACGCTCGCCCAAAGGCATTTTTTGTACGATCCAATCTCCCGAAAAACCTTTCAATTTGTCGATTTCATCCAAAGATTGTACGGTGAAAGCAGGTATGATCTTAGTTTTGAATACGCCTGTTGCTTTGTAATCTTCCGATTTGTGAATATCTCCTGTTGCCAAAGGAGAAAGCCCCCGTCCATCAAGAGAACTTAATGCTTGAATGTCTCTTTGCTTTGCACCAACAGGTAGTTTGAGCAACTCAGGCAATACTGCCTTAACGTGATTTTCATGAGCAGTTCTCTGCATAATTTGGAATGGTTCTTCCGTCATCCCAAAAACAATCGCCTCTTGTTTTGGATCATGCTTCCAAGTAAGTGTTGCTGGCATTTCGTGGCCCCAAAGGTGTGTGTTTCCAGTGTTATAAACGGGAGGTGATGTAGCATGTGACATCGGATGGACTGGACCCATAGGTTTGACTGTCATGTTCATGTTGCCCATTTGATCATAACCAGGTGCCAAAGCACGATATGTTTCGCCCATTGGCATCTTTTTCAAAGCAAAATCTGCGGCACTTGCGACTTGTTGGAGATTTCCTCTTGCGATCATGGCTTGCTCAGGATTTGTAGGATCATCAGGATTTATCGCTTGCTGTCCAAATTGCTTCATAACTTGCATAGCCATGTTAGACATTGCTTGCCCCAAATGCATATCATTTGCTGCGTACAAAGCATTGTGAGAGTCCCAATAAGCCTTTGATGACGATGGATGTTCTTCCCTAAACATTCCAATTCGAGGAGAACCCATATCGGCTTGACTCGCCAAAGATCTTCCCAATCGACTTAGCATGAGATTGTCGCTCGGAACAATCATCCGTCCTCCTTGCCCTTCAACTTCACTTGGGTGCAAGAAATGCAAGTTTGAACCATGGCTCCAGTTTGATCTGCGCTGTTCAAACAAGTTTCCACTATTCAAAGATGATTTGATTGATGATCGGGAGGGGTGATTAGGATCCCCTATTGGCTGATTTACTGCGTTTGGAAAGTGACTTCCTCCGTCATGCTCATATTGCATGAATGCAGAGGCATTCTCGTTGATGAGCATATCGGAAATCCACCCTTGACCAAACCACTTTGGATAAGATTGTTCAAACATTTGTCGCAGAGATTCAACGCTTCTTCCAACCCCACCCCATGGCGTATAGAGATCCCACCAATGATGGTTTGTTGATTCAACGATGTTATCGCCTTCGTGAACCCAAGGACTCATCACATGAGCGTCTGCATTATTCGACTTTGCCATCATGCCAGGTCCAAGTCCAAGAGGGCTAACCGGACCATGCCGATCACTTGGTCGCAACCACCACCCAAGGAGGGGCGTAAATCGTTCTCTCCAATTCCTTAATGCTCGACCCCAAGACAAACCTGCTTTCTCTTGCATTTTGTTTTGAAAGAAACGAAAATCGGGAGATCCTGGTTCTGTTCCGTTCATTGACTCCAATAAATCAAAAAATGATTTTCGTTGCTCATGCGTGTTATACTCAAGGCCAAACAAGAAAGGAGCAAAACCTAATTCACTCTTCCACTCGTTTTTTTTGCCTTGCTCATAATCCTCATCGCTAACATGAGAATACCGATTCCGATCTCTTTTGTGAAGGTCGTACATTGTTTCCTTAGCATCACCGTAAAATGATTTATCGTAGTCAAGAACACGTTCTCTTTCCGCAATATCTTGCAATTTAGGCATTGCGTGAGCAATGTGATCTGCATACGCAGGATCGCCGTGAACTGAACCATGCAACAGTGGACAACTGTTTGATTTCTCTCCAAAGGGATGGTGTTCTCCGTATCGGTTATCCGCCGCCGAAGACATCCAATCCCTCACAGGATCATTTGTGATCTTGGTGTGACCTGCCATAAAATCCGAATACTTGGGAATTTTCATTGACGATACAGGCATTGCAGATGAAAGATCATTCATGCGGAATTCGGGCTTGGGCATTCCCATAGCAAGCATTGTCGCCATATCTTCCTTGACCAAATCCGTATCCTTTATTGCCTTTAGGAACGGATCAAAATCGAAATCAACGCCACGATGAATCGCAATGATTGCGTCGGTTCGTAGCCGATCAACATGGGAGGTCATTTAATCACTCAACCGAAAAGAGGATGATCTTCGTTTCCTTCACAGCCCTTAGTGCCGCACAAGCCTTTCTTTGACCATGCAGTAGTTTCCTTTGCAAAGATTCTATCGCAAACGTCACAATAATGATCTTCTGCTTTGCTAATGTTTTTGATTTGCTTGATAAGACCTTCAATCTCGCCAATCACGCCTTGATTGTTCACCGAAGATCCTTTAGTCAAATTAGCCAATTTTTCTTCAATTCGTGCGAGATTTGGAGGAGTTCCTGAGTTGCCGCCATCATTCAAATGCATGTGAAGAGAACTGCTCTTTGCAGTATATCCTTTTTGTGCATAAGCGGGGATCTTCGCTTTTTCGCTGATGATTTTCTTTTTGATTCCGTCTTCGGTGTGAGGGATTCTTTGATTGGTTGTGAAACCACGTGCGATCACAGGGATTCCGCCATCCACATTTTGGAATCGAGGAACGCTGTTCATTGAACTTGGTTCTTTCTCATACTTTTCAAGAGATCCGCCAGAACTCCTCATTTCGTATTCCAGATATTCGTAAAAGAAGTCTGTCAATTTTTCTTCAATTGCGTTAAGTTCATCGGTTCGTCCAAACATATCTCCTCCCGCTCCAGTAAGACCTGGTTCAAATTTGCTTTGAACCATAACGAATAAATCTTGAACTTTTTGAGCAACTGCTTGACGAATGCTCGATCTTAGACCTGCATCCTTTTGCAGATAATCAACTTTTGATTCTTCGCCTCTTAGAAGGACACCGCCAATCTTTCGTGGAAGCCTCATTTTTCCATGGTTCTCGTCAAGGTGTTCTATGATTGATTCTGGTTCTCGAAGATCATCCATCCTTGAATCAAACGCAACTGGATTCAATTTGCAATTGATTGCTTGATGCTCTCCGCTTCGACCAGGCATTCCGCACTCTTCGTGAGGATTTGCTCCGCACCGTGGGCAATTGTCGGACCTATCGTTTTTAATCACAGTCTTATTTTTCTTTGGAGTTGGCAATTTGGGTGCTGCCCTTTGCCCCCGATCAGATTTGTATCCTTTTGCGGATTTTAACAACTCTTGAACCTCAGTTAAGAGGAGTCCTTCTTCCGTATCTGTTAGTGGATTAAACCATTGTACGCTCATCGATTTTTCACCTGCCGTTCTGCATCTTCCCATTCACGAAGTTGATCGTCCCTTGACTTAAGGAACAAATCGCCGCTTCCTTCAAATGGCGTTGAAAATGATTGGTCGGAAACGTTTCGATTCAGTGGATCAAATGTTTCATCGGCATGAGGAGTTGTGAATTTCTTCCAGCCATGTTTCCTCATGATTGTTTCTGGATCGTCAACTGCTTTACGAAGCCCCATGTTTTCTTCTTCGAGGGCGTCGATGCGTAGGCGCATTTTACGAACTTCGCCAACCAACTCTTTCATCAAAGCGACTTGTTCGTTTTGAATTTCATCATCTTTGTCCGACATTATTGCCCCTCTCCCATGCCAGGTGGCATATTCATTGGTGGCTGTTGCATGGATGAGGCTTGCATTGGATCGTTTCCTTGACCCATGCCCATCGGAACCATTGGATTAACTGCAAGTATGTTGTTGTGTGCTTGCCGGATCATGGCAACATCGCCTTGCAAAGAGAGTACCTTTGCTCGCATTCGTTCTGTTGCCTCTTGTAGCATTAGAGTGGGTTCTGCGGCGACATTTGCCGCTCTTGTTTGGGACATTAACTGATTAACAGAGGCGATTTCTTCGGCCAACATTGCAATCGATGAATCGATGCTATCAATGAGTTGTTTTACAGGCGCAGTTGAAACCGCACTGGGTTCGTTGCCTAACATTGGCTGCTGTTTGCGAATCATGTCTTGCACATGATACCTTTTTTGGCCTTTGAAACCAGAATGCCGGTACAAATCAAATCACCCGATGCGGTTGATAGTATCCTGAATCTCGTCCATGACGGCTCACTCCCAACGCAACAGCATTTTCAGTTCCATTGTAGTCCGATGCAGTATTATCGAATTGTGGGATTGCGCCAAGGAATTGGTCTGCTACTGGCTTGGTTTGCATTGCTTTGGCAAGAATGTCGTGTGTGTTTAGATCTGCTTTTAGCATTGAGATCGCATTCTCTGCGGCTTGCAGGTGGTTTGCGATTGCATCTCGATTGTTCTCTGCGATTGCTTTTGTGATTGCCTCAACTGCCGCCTTAGCCCGACGAGCCATTGGATCCATTTTTTCAATGATTTCAAAATTTGTAGTCATGTCGCTCATCCTTCCCCATGCTTCACCTGTTAAAGAGCATTGCGCTTTCATTCATCCAATCCATTGCGCTTTTTCATTTGGTTCAACTTTGCATCAGTTGCGACTTCGGCAGGAGATTTTAGACTCCGTTTGTCAGTCTTGCTGCTTGCGCCTGTCGGAGATCCTTCTTGCCTTTTCACCATACCTGGTGATGCTCCTGCTGAATTTCTTGTGTTTTGACTAATCGTTCTCAGCGGGGGGAGATCATTTGTTGGATCCATTGCGTTGTGCATGGCAGAAGGAACTACTACCGATCCACGCGAGGAATCGAAAGTTGTCCGTTTCATGACGATGTTTGGATCATCAAGGAATCCTTCGTCCGTTTTTGCCACCTGTTGCCCTCCCTGTCCTCCTTGTTGAGCGGCAGCGGCTTGTTGAGCGGCAGCGACTTCTTCTGGATTTGGCTCCCTAAAGTCGAAGTGCAATATCTTGTCATCAATTCCATCTCGAAGGCTTGCTTCATAACCGGCTTGCTTCATCTGCATCATGTTACGAATTGCCATTTCATCTCTTCGGAGATGCATGATTTCGTCTTCCTCTTCATGCGGGTTGAGTTTCAATTCCCATTCGGTGACGTCGAATGCCTCTGAGATTTGAGGGAAAAGAACTCGATTGTAAATTGACTGGGCGTAAGCGACGGAACGATTGCTAACCACAATTTGCATTCCTTCGTTATTCAGCCCACCACCCGATACATCGTTCATAAATACATTGGAAACCCCAAAGAAGGCAGCAATACGCTGGCGGATGTCATCCTTGATCGGGATGTATTGCAATTCTTCAAGAGTGTCCATCATTCGGACATACTCCAAACCGCCCCGTCCCGATTCAGTTTCGACACCGATTGTTGGTATGTAATTTGGATCACGCTCAAGGTGTTCTTGAATACTCCGAGCAGTTCGTTCAACAGTTTCCATGTTCGATGACTTGATCACCATAACTCCACGTGGCATACGCTTCTTTTGGTAAGCAGAATAAACATAGTTGTCCATTGCAATGAGGGTATTGACTTGTCGCCACATCGTTGCAACAGGACTTCGACCATACAATTTCGATGGCGACCATTTGCTAATGTGTATGACTTCGCCCTCGGTATATACCTGCCCTTTGCCGACTCCTGCAAGGTTCATGTAGTGAATTGGAACAACAGGGGTTCCTGTTGTTGGACACTTTTTCTTTGGGTCATTGGTTCGGAAGGTACGATCAACAAGACTTGTGTATTGGCTTCCACCTCGAACCCCTCTCTTATCTGCAAGTATCCGCATAAAAATAGGATCTGCTCGACTGATTTCCTTTACCCGATAAAACATCACCTTCTTGGTATCAGGATCAACAAAGTATTCTTTCGTTAAGATCAGGTATGCATCATCGACAATGTTTAGATCCATTTCAATTTCACGAAGAATTTCAATGAAATCTTGTAACATATTATTCTGTGAAGAAATCAAAGACTCAGCATATTCCAATTGAGATTTGTCGGCTTTGCGAACTTCTCCTCCACATTTTTGACACTCATCAACTTCTTGATTGTAGGTTTCTTCACATGAACGGCACTTTACAACAAATTTAGGCTTCCAGCCAAATCCTTTACGGAATGTTTCAACGGACAAGTGGTTTAGGATTGATCGAAGCACGACGCACTCATACGATGCAGCATAAAGCGCAGGGATGGTAATCCCTTGCAACAAAGCAGGTTCTTGTATTCCTGATTGGAATAAAGGCATGGACGGCATTGGGGTAGTGTGCCTTTCCATGTCCATTCCGATGGCGGAAAACAGCCGCTCCATTTTTTTACGATCAGCCATTTACAACACTCTCCTTCATAGCAAGTAATTGTTCGTCGGACATGCCCCATGATTTCAAGAGAGAAACCTTGTGGCGACTCGATGAGTGATCATATGTCAAACATCTCATTGCATTATCGTCCAATTCAATTGCCTTCTTTAAGATAATTGCTTCGCTTGTTTTGTTGTGGATAAATGGTATTGCCACATCCAGCGATTTTGAAACAGCGTCTTCACCTTCAATGACAATGCCATCGCCTTCTGCAATAACTCCCATGACTCCCAGTTCATTATTCAAAGAGTCAGCATAATGTTTGCATATTGCTGAATTAAACGGGAGAATAAGACGGGGCGAGCCTTGAGGATTAAGTTGTATTTGCCCTCCATGATCAAACAATCCCCCGATCAATGCACCGGCGTTTTTGATCATAAGATCTCCTCGTTCAACGTCATAAAATGTGCCACGCATGTTTTTCTTTTGGCTTGTTCCAACCGCAGAGATGTTGTAAAGGAATCCATGTGATTTGATTAGCATTGAAATTTCACTGGAACTGGCAGCAAACCCATATGATTGTAAAGATTGAGCATTCATTGCGCCGTTATCATTGAGATATTCGGCACATTTCTGCAACAATCCATGTTCCCTAATGGTTAGATGATCCTTCTTTGAAATACGATTTGACCATGCATCATATGATTTCTCTCGTTCATGATCGCTTGTGGAGTCATTCCATGATTTCACAAGACGCCTAAATGGGATTTCTAACGATTTTGGATTCCTTTGGAGCATCGAATAATCAAAATCAGTGAATGGCAACTCATCAATCAATGATTCGGACACGGAAGGGTACGATTTTAAGAGAGCAATTCGTTCTGCTCGAATCAAAGGTTGCAGAACAGGTATCAAATCCTCACGACCTCCTTTGATAAATATCTCGCAGATCTCAGTTCCCTCCATCCCAAAGTTATCTCGGAACCATGACTTGCCCAGTAATTCAGTACCTGGTTGCTGTGTTGGCGCAGAACTTTGAGGAGAATCCATCCCTTCTATTCCAGATTCTTCTCTTGGACTCCCAACGTTTCCAAGTTTGCTGTTGACTTGCTTTTTGTCTTGAAGAACTTTTTTCTCTTGAGCATTGACTTTCAACTCTTGATCGATAACTTGGTTCGCATCCAACTTTAGCAAAGCCTCTGCGATGGATTCAACGCCATCAATTCCCTTGATTTCCTTAAGCACCTGCCCACCCCAATCTTGATTGCCATTGTTCTGCGTCGAGTATCACAATGTTGTCACGGTACTCCTTTGTAGCCTGAACGGAGAGAGCGAGGGCCATAACCATATCGTCGTGTCCTCCAAGACTTTCCATTCGACCGTTGTCGAGCATGGTGAAAGTGGAGAGTTCTGTTAGCAAATTATTCATCAATCTCAAAGTCGCTCCCTCGTCTTTGTAGGGGATTATGAGGTGTCCCCGTTCAAAGTGCAGTTGGAGGGTATGAATTAAAGCCTCTTTCTTCATTCGACTCATATTGAATGGTTTTATCGGAAGATCACCGATCTCAGCAAGGACTTGATTGAACGCCATTGCGAAATTGTTTGTTTCCAATTCGATAATCACTGGATTGAATCTTGCGTTTAATTCGATGATTTTATCGATTTGAGAAGAGAAGTCCATTCCTTTTTCGTGATGAGTATGAACAATGTGTTTATGCCTATTCTCATCCATCGCAATGACCATCATGCAAGTATAGTCTGCCTTTCGATTTGCAGATATGGCAGGATCCCATCCGATGTAATAATTCAATTCCTGATCTGGACGAGGATAATAAGAAAGTGCCATTTGATCATCTTTTACAGAATTCAACACTTCTTCTGGGAAAAGGCTGGCATCGCTTGCAATTGGTTTGCATAGATATTCTCTTGTGAACGCGATGGAAGTCATATCATTGCGCCGATTGTTCAAAGCCTCAAGCGACCAACGCTCAGGAAACAAAGGTTCTCCAGATCTTTCATTGATCGCGGGGTACTCTCGAACAGCGTATGATTTTAATTTCTTTAATTCAGCATACAGATCAGTATATGAAAATGGAGTTCCGACAATACAGAGTTGAGCCGTGTGGTGAAGAACGGGCAACAATGCGGTGTAAAACCACGATGAGATATGTTTCAATTGAGTTTGCGCTTCACTTGACAATATGTCGTCAAGGACTACAATTTGAGGGTGCGCTCCACGAACTGCCTTTCCAACCGACATAGCGGAGATCGAGGATTTGTTTGTGAACTTGAACTTCTGCTTCGCCCATCCCCGCTTCGGTTTGAGATGTTGGAGGGCAGGTATTGACTCAATCAACTCATTCATTTTTTGCATGTGTTCAATCGATTGGTGTTGACTGTGTGAAAAGAACAACACTTCTGTACCTGGGTTATATGCCATTTTCCAAAGCAAATACACGCGATAAAAAACAGACTTTCCATGGTCACGACTTGCGATAATACAGGTCTTGCTGTTGCCTTCCGACAAATCGTACCATTCTTTGTGAAATTTTGTTAAGATCCACGGGTTGCGTTGATCGTATTTGCCACATACCTCTTCAAAAAAGTATTTGAAATCACGACGCCCCATCTCAAAATCGACTTTGGCGGTCAGTTCTTGCATCCCGTCCGACATTCATCTCAATCCTTTTTTCCACGGTTGAGAAGTCGAGCAGCCAAGTCATCAGAGGTCAATTTTCCCTTTTCTTTTCCGTCAGTCAAAGGTTTGGAAAGATTTGTTTTGGCGTTTTTTCGTTCACTGGATTGCGTGTCTCGACGTTTCTTTCGCCTGTGTTTTTCCATTGCCTTGTATTCCTCGATAATATCCGCTGCTTGTGGTAAAAGATCCGACCCCATATCTTCCAAATCTCCCAAAGCACCGTACAGTTGAGTATATGCTTCTTTATTTCCAAGCCCTACTAAATCAATGACTTCCAAGACGTCTTCACGACTTGGGCGAGATCCTAAGCGAGGAACTTCGGTACTTGTGTTTGGTTGAGAGGTGAGTGGCTTGATTGATTCTTCAACCTTTTTTGATGGATCGATGGTTTCTTCCTTCGGATTCAAATCAGCCATTGTCATTCCCGTCTTTCCTCTGTTTTTTGGTTTCAATCTTTTCTTTGCCGCTTGCGCCACAGGATCTGTTTTGCCTTCAACAGGTTTTTTTTCCTCAGCATCGGAAGGCGGCGTTGGTTGTTTTGAAGCAGTTGGCTTGGCTTTCTTTCGTTGCATACGTGCGATCACTTTATCACGGTTCTCAGCAGGTCCGATTGCATTGGCAATGCCTTCCGTCATCAATGGTTTGATCACATTTGCAAGATTCTTGTTTGGTTTCTTGGGAAGACCTGCCATATCGGATTGCAAAGGTTTCATTTCATTTACGGCTTCAACAACGCCCTCGGTTGGTTCGATGACTTCGGATGCGGGGGTTTCAATTTCTTTCTCTTTTGGAGCCTCAAAAATTAGTTTCATCTCTCCGTCTTCATCGGATTGAAAAATAGTTTCCACATCTCGAATATCGGTCATGTCTGCCCATCTGAAATCTTCAAGGGGCATTTGTTTGACTTCCCCATTTTTGTAGGCAATATCAACGTGTGGCTCGTTGTATAGGCCAAAATCGGCATCATTTTCTTGCCGATCAAGAACATCCAAATCGGTTGGTGATTCAGGGTATTGGAGACTGTCTGGTATTTGAGGAGAGATTTCTTCCTCTTCTATTGGAATGAGCGTTGGAAGCCGTGGTGTCAATGTAGTAGTTGGAGGGGTTTCAGTTGGAGATGGGGGAGGGGAGGATTGTGCAGATCTTCGAGTTGCTCGACGTCGAGTCGGCCTTCTTCGAGGTGGAGCAGCGGGAGGGGCGGATGATGCAGATCTTCGAGTTGGTCTTCGTCGAGGAGTTGGCCTGTTTGGATTTACGCCTTGTTGCATATCTCGCATGGCCTTGAACCGCCTCATCATCTCTGGAGCGCGAGCATAGGCTTCTTGACGCCTTCGATCACGGCCTCTTCCAAATGCTGCCTTCTCAACAGAGACCCATGCATCCTCAAATGAATCGGTCATAAGATCACCTACGAAGATTGCGCGTTGTATTTCGCTCTTGGATTGACTTGCGAATCAGCAATGCGCTTGCAAGTCGATCATGGGAAGTCATAATAGGCGACATTCCCATGTTTCTTTGGTTCATTCGTCCTTGGGCTTGATTGTATTGTTGAGTCTGTTGATCCGATTGTTTGTTGGCTTTCCGTCGAGCAATACCGCCGGTGGATCCGAATTGGGATGTTGCGCCCAAAGTAGCAACATCTGCAAGCATTCCTAAACCAGATCTTCCTCCAAAATAACCTTTCTTTTCAGCACCTTTTCCTTGCTGAATCGTTTGCATATCCTGTCCCGCTTGGAATTTTTGAGCCATATTTTGGACTTCAGGATTCAATGTGTTTGTAGTCGTTGTTTTGACTTCTTGCGGAGATCCATCTGCATTCAAGGTTGTCGTGGTTTTCTCATCCACCGTATCAGGCATAGCGGGGTTTCCATTGGCTCCACCTGCGCCCGTGGTGTCAACAACATTTGTTGCTGGAGCCTGTTGATTTTGATTGGCTGCTGGAGCCTGTTGAGTCGCTTGATCGGCAGGAGGCGCAGCAGGTGCAGCGGGTGTTGTTTTCCGATTAGCCATTTCATCGGCCACGTTTCCAACGTCTGCTTCAGTAGGCCCTCTTTGTGCAGGATCCACACTTGTTCCATCTGGGAAAGGTGCGCCAGCCATCTGTGAGACTTCTTTTCCGCTTCCTGTCGTGGGAGTCCCTGCTGCAAGGTTTTTCATATCCGAAGCGATTCTTTTCTTTGCAAACCGACCCGCTCTCTTTTGCTCACCAACTCTTTGCGCTTGACCGTAGGACATCCCCTCCCTGACTGAACGGGCAACATTTGCGATAGGATTGGTTTCCTTCCCCATCACCGCTGGCAACGCCTTCTCAACACCTTGCTCATATAGTCGTGCTTGTAGTATCAAATCATTCATCGAACATCACCTTTACCGTTTGAATTTCATCGTGTCGTAGGCTGAATGATTTAGCAAGGCTATTCCAATCTCCTCGACTGTGAACAATTGTGATGATGTCGCTTGGCGGTCGATTCATTTGATTTGCAACCGCATTGACATCAGTCATGGAATGGATCGAGAGTTTTTGAGTTGAGATCTCCTCTTTTGCAATTCTCATTTGGACATCCTCCAGCATATTTTTGAGAATTGTTTCATCGTCATCATTCTCCGATTTATTGAAATTAGGAAATAATGATTCATAGTGGTATCCAAGTGTATTCATCAATCGACCCATCCGACTTTTCTCCCCTGACAATCTTGACGCAATTGGTTGTGAGGCATAAGCGTTGGGTTGTGGAATTGGTTTTGGTGCAGGATTTGAAGGAACGGGTAATGCTCCAAGCGTGTGAGGATTTGGACGAGGAACGTCTGGTTCTGGATTCATAGGAACATTTGCAGACTCCTCTGTCGTGACAGGGGGTTGGGTTTGCAATGTTTGACCGCTCGGTCTATTTGGCGTCATTCTGCCATCGTTGGGGGTAGGTGTGGGAACAGGTGAAGAAATTGCTCCGCCTGGTGGGATTTGTGAGTTTTCATTGACCCATGTTGGAGGCTTTCCATCCGCCATCTCTTTTGCATGAATTGCTTGTAAGATCTTACTTTGTTTTGACCCTTTGTAGTTCCCACTGTGAGCATCAGCGAAAACATTAGCGACATCTTCATCCGACCAACCGTGTTTGTTTTTCAAATTTTCAATGGTCTTTTTGTCCCTTGGCATAGGATCCGATGAATTTCTGCCATGATAATGAGAGTTGGATTGATACCCCATCCACTTGTCCCCATGGAGATCTGGATGGAGGAACTGTTCGTAATTCACATTTGGATCCGATGCCATGCCCGACACATTTTCAACTTCCTCAGCCATCATCTGTTGGATACCAGATTCGGAGTATTTTCCATATTGTATTCCGCCCGTATGACGAAGACCTGCATGTTTGCGGAATTGAGGCATCTGCTTCAACGCTTCAAGAGCCATTGCTTGCAATTGCTCCATAGGCAACCCTGGGTTTTGATTCTTCAAGTCTATGATTGTTTGACCAAGTGGAAATTTCAATCCATGATCCTTGAAATACAACGTGTCGGTATGAAGAAGTCCTGGTCGTATTTCTTTGCTTGGAGTCGGCGTCTTCATGCCGCCGCTTCGTTCACTTCGTTCTTGATGCAAACCTTTCCAATAGGGTCTGGCATAAGATTCGGCTTTTCTTGTATTTTTACTGACATATTGGGTGATCAATTGACCAAATTTATCATGAGTCGTTCCATCTTGTTTGAATCCTTGAACTGAACCCATCCATGCATCGGTCACTTTGAACTTCCTTCTTTGTTGTGGATCGGTTACGAACGCATCAGGTATTGGAATAAATTGATTTCCGTTTGTCTTAGCCTGTTGCTCATTGATTATGTTTGTTCGGCGTATAGCCTCATTTATGATCGGCGCACCTGCCTCCATTGCTTTGATGAAGGCGAATTGCCAACGCTGTGGCTTTTGAGGATCTGGACCTTCGTTGACGATGCTGGCTATGCTGGAGTCAACCAATCCTCGTTCGATAGCAATCTTTACTGCGTCGGATTCAACTCCAGTGAAATCATCGTGATCAAGATCGTGGTGGCTTTGTTCCAAGTTATTGAATCCCTCAGCAACGCTACCTGCGCCAAGCATTGCATTGATAAAATCGTAAATGTTGAATACACCTTCTCCTTTACGAATTAAAAATTGATCCAAATCAATCCAAGGCATAATATCACCGTCAATACTTGCCTACAAGCCCAATCTCAGTTGCGGCTTGTCTGTCTATGAATCGGTATGGTGGTTCGCCCTTCATGTGACTCTTAGTTCCTCCTTCAGGAGATGATGATTCATCGCCACTAACAACGGCCCCAACCTTTGCTGCGTTGTCGAGTTCAGGTGTTGCTTTAGTCAACTTGTTTAATTTCCTCATCAGCGACTCAATTTTCCGTTTCATGGTCATGAATTCCGATCTCGTTATTGAAGCGATACCACCGCCTTTTGATTTTGCAAAGAGAGGGTCGCTTGTTCCTAAAGGATCTCCTGCCGCACCTCGACTCAAGCGTTTTGGCTTGGTGCTTGTACCCATGCGGGAAACAGTAGGGAGTTTTGTCGATGTACCTTTGGTTCCACCAATCGTCATACCCAATTTACCAGTTCCTCTGGTGTCAGCGTGTTGAGTCAATCCACGTGGCAATGATCCCTGCGCCCTTCGCATCCTTTCGTATGCTTTCTTTCGCTCCCATGCCACAGGATCTCGAAGACGCAGAGGAATGCCCTCTGATCTCGTCGCCCCTAAATTCCTAAGAGCGTGGCTACGAACATTGGGGTGGAATGCTTGGTGTCTTGATTCTCGATCAAGTTGAAGTTGAACCGCTGCACTTCTTCGCTTTGTTGCAGATTTTGGTTGCCGTCCACCACGGGCAGACTTTACGCCCTTCTTGCCACGCTTTTTCTTGCGCTTGTTCTTTTTCTTAGCCTTGCGCTCCTCTTCATCGGATTCTTCGTCATCAGTATAACGTCGCCCTTTATACTTGCGTCGAGCCTTCAAAATACTGTCATATGCAATTTGGAACGGATCATCTTCACTTGTGTTCTTTTCCTGCCATTCATGATCATAAGGCATACTGTCTTGTATCCTTTTAGCGTATTCCTCTTGACCTGGTTTCATTGCAACAGTCTTCTCGCCTCTTGCTTTAGCGGCACAAATAGAGCATATGAGTTTTTTTCGATTAGGCCCACTCCCAAGAGGATCGATTGAAAGTTTTCTCCCACAATCTTCGCAACGAACATAATTGTCAAACACGCTTTTTCCAAGCATGAAGGGAACAACAGAATTTTGAGTTCCAAATTTTACATTTGGCCCCTCACTACGAACTGAACCAACATTTGCACCAGCAGATAGTCCCATCCCCCCTCGGTTCATATCAATCATGCCCGATTCCAACATGCGCTGCTCTTGCTCCATCATTGGGCTTCGCCCCAATGTTTCGTCAATCTTTTCGGGTTTAAGACTCACATGAGGTATTTTGGATGCCAGTTCACGAATCGCTCGTTCTCGGCGTTTTTGTGGATCACGCTGATCATGACTCTCGCTATCTTCTGGCGTTTGCCTGGTGTGATGCGATAGACCATCGCCATCCTCATTTGGATTTATGTCATGATCAAGAACTTCACGTGGATTGAAACCTCCAGTCATTTCTTGTGTTCGAGGCGTCCACAACAATGGTTCTCTTGGATTACTTGCTACCATTCTTCAACCTCCTGCGGATTTCTCGATACGAAATATCGATCTCATTACCCAAAGTCATGTACCATTGGCACAATGTTGGGGTTTTTGCATATGATTTAGACATGGGCAGCATTGCTTGCTTCAATGCGCTGATGACTTGTGTTGCATCCAAAAGAGCAATGCAATCTGCCTTTGGATTTGTTTTTAGAATTTTTAAGTCGTCAAACAGCATTCTGCACACGATAAGAGATCCATACACTTCTGCAACAATATGATCTGGATCGTTTATTCCATGCTCAACGATACTGTCTCGCCACGTCTTGACTACTGCATCAACCGAGTCACAATAAGAAATTGCGTCTTGAATTGTTAGGTCTTCTTTACTGATGTTCGATTGCAAAATTTCATCGTGATGAGTTCCACGCAACATCAATTTAGCCAATGTCTTCATTCATTCATCACCCCTGCGGAAACCAGCCTTGATTTTAGAGCAGCCCATTCGGACGGTGATTTTTCAACAAAATACTCCTGCATGACTGTAAGGACTGAAACCGACTGACGTTCATCAATCGACTCTGCCTTATCCATCCACTTTGCAAGTTCGAGGAGAGTATCACGGATCTCACGATGACCCTTGAAAACGGTTTCGACATCCCTCATATTGACAATTTCGTCTTCGTCGTCAAATTGATTTTCAACATGATCAAGAACACGACCCATCAATCGGTCAAGTCGATTCAAATTCTTTTCAACCCTTTGCAATGATTCGTGGACGCTTTTCATTGCCGTTGGTAAAGCATCAATCGACACATGTTGTTGGATAATAGGCTTGGTATGCTTTTCCATGTGATTGGAAATGATACTGCTTGCGACCTCTAACTCTGTTGCAAAGTCATCGATTCCAGCGTGTCCCTCAAGAATAGCCGCTTCAATCTCGGCTCTGTTAGGATCCGTACACAATGGGCAATCATGATTGCTGTTGTTGTAGTATTCGCCCGAATGACGCCGCATGTGCCTGTGGGAAGTTCCATCTGCCCATTGATTCAAACGATCAATTTCTTCGACATCATGAATTCCCTTGCGAATCATTTCTTCCAATGAATCTCGATCAGGATGTTGGCAGAATGGACAATTCTTCCGAGTCTGTCGTCCCGCCATGTTTCGCCCCACATCCGCCGCCCTTAATTGGATTTGTCATCACTTTTGTGCTGATGGCATCGATTGTTGTATTTTTCATGCCCTGCGCTTTGGCAAGGCTGTCCAGATCTTGTCGTGGCCCCGCACAGGGTTTTTTTGCCTAAAAGAATTTTTACATCCTCCAAATCAAAGTCGCCATCGCCGTCTTGATCGAACCGGCGTAGCACGGGGCTGTAAGGCAAGGGGTTGTAAGCACGAAGCCCCATATCACTTGGGGGGCTACCGAAAGGAAGCAAACTGTCGAACTGCTATTGATAGAGTGAACATCAATCCTAAAGCACCCAACAAAACTTGTCCCGAACTTAACGAACTTCCTTTCCAAACCAGCATCACAAAGATTGCGATCATAAAGGAGAGAATGTAAATCATTGTTGCACTTTCGACCAACATTTTGTTAGGACTCAGCAATTCAACGGTTTGCCCGTACACATTTGCTTGATTTGGCGTCCTCATGTCATCTTCGTCGCTCATAATACAGCAGCCCCCATTGCGCCGACCTTAGCGGCTGATTGACCAAATCCACCTTGTTGTTGCATTTGGTTGCCAAGGACTCCTCCAATGAGGCTTCCAAAGAAACCTGGTTGTTGTTGAGAATTCATCATTCCGCCCATTGAGTGTGCTTGAAGGAACATTTGTCTTTGTTGTTCATTCATTTGCAAGGTTTGTTGCGCTGACGCTTGCAATCGAGTCATAGTAAATCCAAGATTCTCAGGAGACATCGTGTTGATCGATGCAGGGAGACTCGCAGTATCCAATGTTAGCAAACCTGTCGCCTCATCCAATTTGAAAGAAACAGAAGAGAAAAACTCCTTGATCGATAGTCGAACGATTTCCCCAATCAACTCCATGACCAACGGCATATTTTGCGTTGTCATAAACTGAGCCAACGGATCATTTAGCGAAAGCAAACGTGCAGTAGCGGTAATAGGATCGCTTGCCATTTGTTGCATCATTGGGTTTTGAGCCATTTGCATCCCCATCATTGACGGGTCCATTTGCATTCCCATTGGCATTCCCATGCCAGACATGCCACCCATTTGCGTCGGTGCGCCAAACTGTTGAGTTGGTTGCGCTTCACCTTTTGAAAACCATCCCATAAATCACACCTCGTTAGTTCCTGTCAATACGCCTTGTCCAGAGGCATTTATAGCGTTATTCATTTGATTCTGCATATTCACGCCCATTCCCATAGAGTTTCTTTGAGCCAAAAGCGTTTCCGATTGAATTGCTCTTAGGTCAAATGTGATGTGTACCAGATCAACAACTCCGGTACTGGGATTTGGCAATTGTGTCAAATGTATTCCTTTGCTGTGTTGAGCATCTTTGTGGATCATAGAGAAGAACTGATCGTACTTGAGAAGAGATTCCGGTGTGCTTCGATTTTTAGCAGCGGATGCACCAGGCATCAATGTTGACATTCCAGGAATCTTAGTAAATTTGGTTCCTTTACTCGCAAAGCGTTTGAAACCCTGCGACTCAAGTTCATGCTCTTGCATGATAGATCTCAGTGTGTGGTATATGTGCAAGTGTGCGGGGCAGAGGGTGCTGTTCATTTCATCACCATGATCTCCATGTGTCCGTGCGAGTGGTTTTTTTGCATTTCCTGTATCTTCATCAAACCAATAAATGTCTGCTAAGGAAAGCCCAGTTGATTGATCGACAATGTGTGCATATGCATTGTCGCCTTCGAGGAATCGCCTAATGTCAACTCCGCAACAAGCACATTCGTGAGCGGCATTGTATCGGTATATTTTGAAAAGACCCAGGTTATAAGATGGTGGCCTCAAAGCCTTGCGAAGCATCTTGATGTTTTTCTTTCGTGCCTTTGCAGGGTTTTTTGGGTTGGACTTCAATTGGATCTCGACAGTCGGAATCAACTGTTCATCGCCAACATCTCCCGTCGAACCAGCACTTGCCATCTCAGCACGTTGCTGTGTTTTCAACAGATCATACGAAACTCCTGATTGTTGAGCAACAATCCTCAATTGTTCGTCGCTCATGCCACGAAGAGAAATACCCCCGCCGAAAGGGTTGAACGCACTTGCATTCCACGCCATTAACCCTGCCATAGTTGACAGCAACATAAAGGCATCGCTACATGGATTGAAGCAATTCAGTCAATGATTTTTCGACATTTACGCCGTGCTGAGATGATATTGCCTTGATTTCTGCCCTAATTCCGGCTCGCCTTAGACGTTTCAACGAATCTCTGTACGGGGCAACAATAGGATGCTCCTTCTGCAATCCGTATTCCCAAAGTTGTTGAGCGTTTGAATCCCACCATAAATCGATCTTATTGATCATCAAACAAAACAATCGAGGAGTGTATTTCTTTGAATTGCGCTTTGACTTGCGAGAGATGTTCTTGCTGAGATCTTGTTTGATGATATTGTCCACCAAATAAGACAACCCCGCAGAAGCATCTGCTGCGAACTGAGGAGATGTTAATGATCTGTGATCGACCATGTAAATGATCAACTCAACCTTTCGCCCAAACATATCATCGACCCACAAATTGCGAAACATATGATCTCCCGCCAGATCTGCCGTTTGAACTGGAGTTTTTTCTTGTTTATATCGAAGTTTCTTGCGGGTAGCATTTGGCTCTTGGAAACCAGTTAGCGTCTTCGCTTTAGGATGGGCTGTGCGAAAATTCAAAGGTATAGGTTCAATATCACCTGGGACTGTCAAATACTGATCGAGAGTAGTCTTGCCAACCAAGGATGGACCGTATATCCCAACGCGATAAGGTTTCAATACACGATACAACGAATAAAGCGCAGTGGTTGATGCCATCAACATATGCCCTGCGATAAGGGCTGACATCAAAATCCACCTATCCGCTTAAGCCTTTGAAGAAGCCAACCACGTCCGATGGAGAAATTCCAAAGATCTCCAATGCAAACAAAATTCCGAATGTTAGGGCCACCCCTCCGATCAAGGCGACAACTGTCCTTACCCATCCTGCCACCCTCTCCATCTTTCGTTCATACGCATTTTCGGCCAAGATTTGGGACATGGCCTCCGTTTGACGTTCTTGGTTAGTTGTGAAAGGCCACATAAGGATACCCCTCAGTTTTCGTCGTCTTTCTTTTGAGGTATTCCGAATTGCTGAACGCCGGATGGGGATTGTGCCGATTGTTGCTGCCAATAATTTCTCTTATTGGCCCGACGCTGATGTAGCCGCTGTTGACCTCGCATCCACTTGTCCACTTGGTTCTCTTTAGCGAACTCGGCTCGCATAGCAAGAGAATCTCGCACTCCACCTACATGGAAAAGAACCATTGCTGTGCAGAGGAAGCCAAAGCAGATCAAACCGTATTGAAGTCCCATTTCTGCGGCTCCTGCGTCGGGAAGATACCATCCCATGTGGGATACTGCAACTGAGGTTCCCGTGAGAAGGGCTTGCCATAGTAGCATTGCGATCAAGTTCACGTCAATTCGATTTGAGTCGTCTTGGACATAAGGGGCGGGGTAATATGTTTGTGCATCGGTTTTAGTCATTGATGGTCATCTCCAGTTGTCTTGTTTTTGAAGTAAAATGCAAGAACATGATTCATGAAAGATGACTTTGATTCTCGTCCTCTTTCTTGTTCCATTTTAATAAAAAGATCTTCCCTCATCACGACAGACACGTGTCTTCCCATAACTCCCTCTCATGCCTCACACCTATATGAGCGTTGAGATGCCCGACAAGATGAAATAAATCCGCCCTTCTGGACAAACACATGAGTATCACGCCGGACATCATTATAGCGGTCCACACGCTAAGATCTTTCAACCAAGCCTTGGACGGAATGTCCGTTGATCAACATTCGGTTGCGACTTGGATTCGACGTTACGCTGAATCAAATTCTCGCGGTAGCACATTTCCAAAAGATGCAGCCATAGGATTGCTTTGCCACATGCAGAATCCCATTTATACGAGCGCAAATTTAACTCCAGAACAACAATCGTGGTCTGGTCTTATGTCTTCTGCGGAACAGGTACTTCAAGAGGAAGACAATTGGATCGGACAAAAGTCTGCACAACAAAACGCAACAACATTCGCTCGGATGTTTGGGAGCGATTTGACATGGATTCAACTTTTTGCACAAGCAAATAGCGTCCCAAATCATTGGAATAACGAATACATGATCAATTATTTGATCACCGAACTAAGATCGTGTCAAGGGTCATCGGGAGCAGGTGCAATACCGCATACCGCCATGGCTCCAAATGTATCTCAAAACATCCCTTAACTGCCCATTTGTTCCCAAACATTTTGGAAGATTCCCTGATCGACATTCGCCATTCCCATTAACTCCGACTTTTTCCCTCGAACAGCACCTTTGCCACCGCTTGTTTCCTTTCGTTGAAGTTCATGGATGTCGAATCCCATTTCTTTCATTGGATTCACGATGGCAGGTTCAAATGAATTGAATACAACTGTCGGAAAAGCGTTGGAAGCCAAAGACTCAATCATACCGAGGGTTTTGTTTTGATCATCCATTGTAAAGAAATTCAATGCTCCCTCTTCTCCCAAATACGGAGGATCGAGAAGAAACATATCGTTAGCAGGATCGATTCCAATATCGGATGACAACTGTTCGTCCAATGGCCGATCCAAGTATTCCCAATCTTGCATAACTTCTGCCCAAGGGTCCAAATTCCATCGACCTTTCCCTCCCAAAAGGGTTTGTGGCCTAAATGTGTTCCCCTTTCCAGGTTTTAGGCGACTCGACTGATCCCCCATCATATCAAAGAAACTCGATTCAAAATGTTGATTGATTGGCTTATTTCCTGTAAATCGTATCGAACTGTTCCATTTGTTGAAGAACGAAGGTTTTGAAGGAGAGTACCTAAGCAAACCGTTCATCGACATATGCTGGAGAACCAAAAACAATTGATCTTTTCTTTGCCTTTCACTTTGAGCAATAACCCCACGTGCTTCCTTTTCACGGAGTTGATTGAATTCTTGGCGCAATTCATAAAATTTTGGACCCATAAAGAAAGGCTTTCCACCCATATCATCAACCATACTTTGTGGAATTTTACCAAGATCCATCATTTCGCCCGTGTTTTGATTAGGCATCAGTACCGAATCACCTGTTTGGTATGTGAATTCTTCAGGTTCAAATTGCAAAGATTCAGGATCATGAATCAAACGTCGATGAAAGGATGCCAGATCTGGATTGATGTCCATAAGCATGGATTCCTTTGGCCTCATACCCAAAGAAAGACCCGCTGCTCCGCCAAATGGTTCTATGACTCGACGATCAGGGAACATCTCTTTCAACGCACGACCAATCCGCTGATACTGCGGATTTGCTTTGTTGCCTTGGATTTTGATTGCAGGGGGCAACGATCCGCCTGTTTGCAAAGCCCTCAATGCTTTTTTGTATTGGGGATGCTCTTTACGGAGATCCATGGTCATGAAATCATCTCCATTATTTCTTCAAGGGTTGATGGATAATAATCTCGCAAAATTTGAACAATCTCCTCATTCAATTTGGCCTTTGAGTCGCCTTGAGATTCGTCCCATGCTGCTTTGAAAATATCCATTGATCGTCGGATAATATCGCCAGTTAGTGCTGTATCCCACAATTCCATTCCAGCATTTGTCAAATCATTCGGATCAAAATACAATCCATGAGTCCCAGTTGCAACACCCCTCGACAACGCATTAACTGAGAAATCATTTCCTGCCGTCAAAGATACAGGTACTGGTACTCCATTATATGTGTAGCCGCTTTGAGGATCGGTATATTCAACATAAAGTTGATCAGGGCGTTTTTGCTCAAAATCACTCCATCCAAGAGGTATTTGCAAAATCGGATCAACAGATCCTGAAACACCGCCTCTCCTTGGTTCTCGCCACGGCATTCCAAAGTCCTGTCTCAAAGGCAGACGTTGTGGAGGCTTCCACTTTTGTTTTGGAGGCAATGTTGAGTCTTTGATGTCATATACGGTGTATCCAAATCGAGGAGCCTCGCCCCATTGACCCATTCCCATTGCCGCATCTCCAGCGAGATTTCGAGTGAGATTCATTTCCTCGTTCATTCCCAAGATGTCCATTGGAGTTCGTTCTCCAGAATACAGTTGTTGCAACTCATCGGGAGTCAATTCCCCTGCTGTCCACATATGCGCCGTTCGATTGGCATTTCCTCTTTCACCACCCGCTACCCTTCTCCCAAGCCAAGCATCTCTTTGCTTATTTTCATTGACTCGGAAGAATGGATTCCTCAAAGGAAGTGCATTTGCGATTCCAATTGTTTCTTGCCCTCCCCGAAGAATGCTTAGAACTCCAGTGTTTGGCCTAATTTGACCAGTATAGTGGTTCATACCTGGCGCAATGTGAGGTACATTGATGTCGATATTGCGGAATGCTTCGACATTATGAGGGCGACCCCATGTAAAACCACCTTCTTTCAAATCCCTTAATTCACGGTTTTTCTTGCTTTCCAAAGGATAGGCAATCACGCCATCGGTTGATACTGTTCCCAGATCAACTCGATCACGCTCGTTTTTCAAAACGAGATCAAAGGCTTGATTGAATGCTGCCATTTTATCCCTCCTTCAATGATTTACATAGTCAACGTTTTGAACATCGGGGCGATAACAAGCATCACATCTGGCATCCTTGCACGTCTTTGCAGGGTTTGTTTTATCTGTTGTCAAGCAAACCTCTTCTGGTCTTCGAGAAAGACTCTTATCGGAAACAACTCCTGTCGTCAACAATTGAGGGAATTCCTCCAGCATATCGAGATATTTTTGTTCCATCAAAGGAACGCCTCTCTGTTCGTTAATATCGTTGTCAAGTGTTTGATCGATGTGAGGTATTGAAAGCCTCATCGCCACATTTGAAGGTAAAGTGCTTCTTGCATTCATGAGCCTCCTAACTGATTCCCATTCCCTTGTAGGAATCCAATTAAAAATATCGGGGTTCTTATCAGCAATTGCCGTCATCAAAGCCAAGTGTTCAGGTGAATCGGCATCTCCTGAGTCATGCCAGCGGAAATCTTGGAATGGCAGTGGAGCAACGCTATTGATCCCGTATTCTTCGGAAGCAAGAGCCGATGCCCAAAGTTGCGGATCGGTCTTCAAAGCATTGTAATTTCTCAAAAGATGTCTTTGCACATTGTTCATCGCGTATGTGTATGCCCTGGATGTACCTTCTTTGGGGTGAGCGTAGCAATTAGCGCATACCGATCCTGGAATCTCTCGAAGCCGACCTCCGACCTTACACATATGAGTTGGAAGCGAATAGGTTTGATTGAGCATTTTTCCAGGGCTTGAGTATCCACCACCCATTGCATCTCTTGCTGCTTCCTTGCCACCCCACTTTGAGGCTGTAAAAGGAGCAATATCTCGGCCAGTCATATCCAGATCTGCATCAATTTTTTTACTACGCAATTTTGCAAATTCACGCTTGCCACGCGCATCCCTCATGATGTAGTCCAATGCAGATCTGTCATTCTTAGGAAAAGCCTCTCGACCAATGAGATCATCCAAATTAAAATTATTTGGATCAAGGGCTTTGACGAGTAAATCCCATGCGCGAGCAAAAACCGTCATTCATCTCCCCTCACTTTACGGTGAAGGTTTTGCAATGTTTGCGTTGGTAATTCACTCGTTTCGCTTTTCTTAGGGCGTTTTTGTTCGCCTTCTTTCTTTCGAGGAACGCCTCTTGCACGATCCAGAAGATTTTGAATTGAAGGTGGGAGAGGCTCGTCCTTAGTTGGGGCATCTTTTGAAGATGTCTTGAATCCCGTGATAGCAGGTTTGCTGTAATCCTTTGGGGGTTTTTGAGGGGTTTTTTGAGACATCACATTATCAACCGCCGCATCTATGTCATTTTCCATATTTGCACTTGGCTTGTGAGGATAACGGGTTTTGTAGGGATTATCCCTGCCCTTCATGATCAGCCACGCTTTTTGGAACGTAGCATCCGCCATAAAGATCGGTAAATGGGCTTTGGATTTGAATATGTTGATTCAATACTGCTCTAAAAGGGTTCTTTGTACCGAGGGCGGGACATCAAACGCACTCATCCCAATGGCTCTTGAAACAGGCGGGACTACTACATTTCCAAGTGCAGTATCAATTGCTTTTTGTCGTTTCCCAGTAGTGTATGTTTCATGGGTTATCTCTCGACCATCTGGATGCATCATTGAGGAGAGATCATAATTTGGATCAAAACCTTGTATCGCCAAAAATTCTTCTGGCGTAAATAATCGATCCCACATCACAGCAGGTCTGTTATGCGTCAATCCTGAAAGATGTTGGTCAGCAGCATATGTGTGTGCAAAGGATCTTTTTTGTTTATTTCTTGACACACCATCTCGCCATTGAGATGTTTGATTGCCAGGATTGATCGCTCCGCTAATGGCGACCTGTGGCCCATCTCCAAGTATTCTTATTGCTTCGGGCGTCAAATTGCCTTTGTCCATCAATTCTTGCATTTTTGCATTTGCTCTGCCTTTATTCTCTCTATGCTCTCTTGCCAAATGCGGGAGAATATCCAACACGGTTGGGTTTGGCAAACGCCCCGCTGGAGCATTCTTTCGACCTTTTGATTTGTAATGTGTTGGTTTTTTATTCCATCCTTCACCAATGAACATTCGGTTTCGAGTAGTTGGTGCGCCATAATCAATGGCATTCATCCGAGGATTTTGATCTGTACCTGCCTTGCCTTTTCCAGAAAGAATATCCCACACAATTTTCTTGAAGTCTCTGTCCAAACCAGCAAACAACTCAGGATGGTCGAGCATAACTGGAATTGCTTCTTTGGCTTGTTCCATCGACCAAGAATTCAAATTTATGTCTGGGTGTTTCTTCATTTCCTGTGCAGTATAAAGCGAATTGAAGATAGGAGGCAATCCCTCTTTGGCACGTGCAAGTCTTTCACTTGCAGTTAAACCTGAGTTCCCTGCGGAAGTCAATTTTTGGCAAGGCGGTGATGGATGATAATGAATTTTCTTTTCTCCTGCGATGTCTGCATATCTTTCAATTAAGTCATCTGGATGCGTTTGCCCCTGTTCCATGCCAATGTAAGCAGAGATAATTTCCTGATCAGGATCATTGTCCCTCCTCACTTTATTTGCAAGATCCCACATCTCAGTTGATGCAAGCGTAGGGATTCCTGCTAATTTGAATCCTTGACCAAAACCGTCTATTCCCGCATACTCTTCGATCAAACCAGTATTTGGGCGCATATCGACAGGAGGAAACCTTGCTTTATATCTTGCACTCATTTCCTCAAGGTCTTCGGATGTCATGGATTTCCACAACATGTCCGAGAAAGCAAACTCGAATAAAGGCTCGGTCATGATCTCCCCTCTTTTGAGGCATATGCTTCATCCATATCAGGATACCGATAACTCAACCGATCCGCTTGTTGGAGCATTTGAACAAAATTCCACCATTCTCCTTCATCCATTGAAGGGTTGCCTTGAGCAAAAAGACGGATGTTCTTCGGATCAAGGCGATCTCTCATCATGATGTGTCCGTATTCTTCTGTACCAAAATCATAACCTTCGTCTAAAGGATCGAGAATCTCAGTTTCGGGAGTCGTATCAAATCCAAGCATTGCTGGACCCGATTCATCAATCATGTTTTGATACGCGTAAGTGATTGCATCTTCCTCATGCGGCGATCCGAATGAGTACGGGTGAAATCCTTCTTCGAGGATCTTTTTTGCGTTAGCGACGGACGTGCCGTGCCAAAACTCAGGGTATCGGAACGCTTTCCAAACGAGATCGAAGGCGGTCATTCCATTCCCTCCATCATTGAACCTTTGTCGTAGTCGTCCATGTAAGAATGCAAAACTGCCCCCATCATGGCTTTGTATTGAGGTCCGTATTTGTCCGTTTGAGATGCTTCTTCGAGGTATCTCAACAACTCATCATCATTTGTTAAAATCGTATGCCAAGTCATAGGCTTCCACCCCATCGCCTTTTCCACCTCCGCTATTTTGTCAAAGGTCGCATAATAGGATATGGACTTTCCATTGATTGCCTTTATCATGCCCCAAGCGGTGTCGAAGGCGGTCAATTCCACACCGCCTTAACTCGATTTTTGGTTTCGTTGAACTTGTTCTTGGCTGCAACCCTCAACGTGGGATTCTTGATCTTGTGTGCCAATCTTCGAGCCTTCTTGAGATCGGAATACTTCAATCCACAGTCAATGCCACTCTTTTCGCACCACTTAACGAGATCCTCAGTAGCAAGGTTTGCTCCTGATCCTTCAACGAAAGGACATCCGCCCAATCCGCCAATGCTTGAATCGAATTCTCGAACACCATTTTCATAACCTATGGCAACATTGTTCATCAAATGCTTGCCATGATGGAGATGCAATGCCAAATCGACGGTGAATTCGTGAGCAGTATCAATCCCTGATGCAATGTCATAAGGTTGAGCAGTTCCTTTCGTATCACAAAGGACGATGGTCTTTCCAAATCGAAGACCATGTTGAACAGCGATGGCGAGATCCTCATTATTTGCATCAAAGGCTTCGGACAGGTACACTCGAATAGATTCTCTTGGAATACCCTGGAGGCACTTCTCGTAATTGTCAAGGATCTGTTTCATTTTTAATCCATAATTGGCGATATTAAACGATTCGACAGGTGAAAAGAAAATGTTGTACCGATCCATTCCGCTATCCTTGGCTCGGTCGAGTCCACGTTGATTCGGAACGAGTACGGAGAATCCTTCCTTATCATCGAAAGCATCGCAGATCTCCTCTGCATCAGCCATGTTTGGGACAGCCTTGGGATGGACAAAGGATGCGATTTCGATGTGATCGAGGCCAGCGTCCCTCAGCAACTGGATAAGATGGATCTTGTCCTCGGTGGACGGGACGAATGGCAGGTTTTGTAGCCCATCACGTGGCCCAACTTCAAAAATCCTAATCACCATCCCGCCTCCCTAAGTTGCTGGCGATACTCATTTAATTGACCCTTTCGCCTATCCTTCGCTTGAAGCCATTCAAAAAAAGCGTCGTCAGCAGCATCCAGATCCTCCATTTCGGAAACCTCAAGCATTGCTTGTTGTCGCCCCTTTTCAGTCATAGGCCAGCGTATCTCTTCTAAATCCATACTTGGTTCTGGTCCTTGTTCGTGAATAGAAATGTGCTTTGGATCAATGCGGTGTGGATGACCGTGAGTTATTATTTCAGGAAGATTTGAAGTTGTATTCATTCGCCTGTGAGGAACAGATGCAACTCCCTCGTCTGTGATGTGTAGTATGGTTGGTGGGCTTCCTGAACGGGTCGCCTGTTTCCTCGCATGATACCTTGCCTCTTTTTCATCCACCGCCATGAAAAAGGCAGCAGGGTTGCGTCTAAAAGAGGGGCGAGGATCTTTTTGGGCTTTTGTTCCACCACTTAGGATCTTTTCTGCCGAAGACAAATCTGTGCCGTGATACGGCATTTTCAACAAAGACCAAGCGGTGTCAAAGGGATTCATTCTTGATATTCCCTCCAGATTCCATTCAAGTATTTTGAGAGGCGATAAAGCCCAACGTTGGTTATTTTTCCAGTTCTTTTGTCCAAAATGTTCACATTGTTTGTATGTCCAGACAATGGGTGGTCGTCGGGGTAAGGCTCAAGCATACCCTTTGCCTTTGCTTCATCGTATGACATTGTTTCGTAATGAGGATTCATTAAATGAGGGTTGCCCTCTTGGATTTCGATGTAATCGGGCAAAACCCTTCCATTCAATGCGGCTTGAACCATTTGATTGGATAAACCAAAAATCCGATCAACATTCGGATTTGGCTTTGAGTCGTCAAACTCTTCGCTTTTCATCAAGTCCCAAGCCGTGTCAAATGCCGTCATGTGTTATCCCTCCGCCATTCGTGTTCGGACATGAAATTGATTAAAGGATCGTCAATCAAGCCTTCTTTTGCCGCTTGTTCGGTGCAATCAAAGCATAAGTCAGTATTATGATGGGGGAAACCCCACTTCTCTTTCTTTCCACATTGACACATTTTATGGCAAGTGCATTCACCGCTATATTTGCGGTGTGAATAATGAGGATAATATCCATTCAAGCGTAATTCGCAACCTGCTTTGTGATTTGGCAACGCTTCTTTTACCAAGCCCCAAGCGGTGTCAAAGGCGGTCATTCCTCATCACCCCAATTGATTTCGTCCGATGGGCTGTATTTGGATCCCTTTTTGGGAAGGAGGTTCAACATTGCTTGATTTGCAGATGGATAACTGACTGGTCGAGGGAGCCTTGTCATCGGTTTTCCTTTTGGTTTGAACACATAACGGTCTTCGATCATCTCTGCTTGAGCATGATTTAACCAAGCCATGAGTTCGTTGCGCCTGTCGTTATCGTCAATATAAGATGGATCAACCTCAACATATGGGCTTTTGAACCGATAAGCGGGATAGCCTCGATATATGTTGGGATTATTTTTGTATTCTTGCCGAGTTAATGCGGTATGAGATGCTAAGAAACCTTCTGGATCTCCAAGCAATAGGTCGCGTGGTTCGTGAATGCTCTGCGTGTGAATGTACGGATCTCTTTCTCGAACCGATTCTGCAAGAGATTCCCTCATTTGAACCTGCCCAATGAGGTCTTGAATCTTAGAGGGGAGCATCGAATAACTTGTAGGAATCGGTTCTTTTCCTGCCAATACCTTCTTTTTGTGCCTTTTTAATTCACTTAACAAAGGTTTTGTCAATCGCTTTGCATTCCAGATCCGATCAGCCTGTTTATCAGCGTATCCGTGCGTAAAGTAATCGTTATTCAATCCGCTATCCATCACCCGATCCATTGCAGCATTTTCCAAATTTTGAAAAATTCTGTCAACCATGGTTGGAGACTTCATTCGGCCTCGACGAGGAATGCTCAACAAACGTGGATTGGCTTTCTCTCGCTTTTCATATCGGGATCCAACATCGGGATGCACCCTCAAACCTCTCATCACGCCCTGATCTCTTTGGTTTGTACGAACAACCTCATCTGTCAGACTGTCATACACGATGGGGGGGGCATTGTTTTGAAGCATATATGCAACCTTTTCTTGCATTGAATTCATTTCACCAAGGCTGTCTGCACGGAATGAACGGTATCCGCTCATTTCTTCTTTGTCCTGCGCTCTGTGGCTATATCCACTTCCTAACGAAGCATTTCTAATGAATCCATAGTGCGGATCTGCAAGTGAATGGGCTTCGTGGCCTCCTTCATGGGATGCCGTGTTAGCAATCTCACGAATCATCGCTTCTTCAAGGAGATCTTCGTTGGAAAGTCCGATTCGATTTGCTCGACGCCTCATTTCGGGTAAATTGATCCACATATTGTCAACGGTGGTTTGAAAATCCTTTCGAGAATGCTTTTTTCCCTCGTTATCCCGTTTATCCCTTGCACCTTGGAATTTGTATCCTACATTGCTCCCCGAACGGATACCAGCCCAATCCCTCCCCAGACCTGGTTGAATGAATTTCCCATCAAGAATAAAATCCATTTTGGCTAATGCAACATTGTGTGCATCGCCGCCCATGATAGGACATAAGGGTTTTTCTCTTCAACTTACCCCAAGTAGTGGCACGTGTGCGCTCGCTTATCGGGAATCATTGCTGAACACACGTATTGCTCATCCCGACCGATCCATTTCGACTCCGCCCACCACCCCGAACAAGCAAAATGCGTATTCAGTGTCGTATCCATGAAGGACCACCGATCCATTGGGAGGGGGGACTCCGATATAAAATGATCATTTTTGAAGCCAAGAATGATGCATTATGAGTCCGTAAAAATATCCAACGATTAAAAACAAAGCAATGGGGATCAAAAGTTTATCAGCGTTATCGATTTTTTTCGCCATCTCTTAATCCATCCCAACACAATTGTTGCAATTCCTCTTCGCTGGTGAAGATCACCACATTGCTGCCCCAATCCTCAGTCGCAAGCCACATCGTCAAGAATCCAGCGATAAATGAAAGAACGAACAGTACGATTAAGGTTTTCAGTATCCTTCCCTCCAAACAGGTTTTCCTCCCACAGTCAGCAGACGGGGGTTATCGGAATGTGGTTCAATCTCCTCCAAAAATGTTCGTGCGGATGGATGCAGATTTATGTCTTGGAAATTGCCTATTTCCTCCAAAAGTGCCGTTGCTGGAATTTGAACATTGAACTTGTCCAGCGTTTGTTGAAGTTGTTCTCCTGTCGATTGTCCTTTGCTGTTTCTGCTCGGCCAGTAATCGTCAGTATTGATTCTGGTCATGTCGGGGTCAAGAAGTCGCCAATTGCCCGTTTGATCCATCCCCCAATTCGTTGATGCTCGATCCGAGAACATATGCTCCAATGCAAGATCAGCAATTCCTTTCGTTGGGCGACCCTTTACCCCTTTTCCCGTATCAACAGCAGATGTGTCGAGTCGTGGTTGAATCAAGTAATCACCCATCATATCCAACTCCGAGGCAACAGGAAAACCGAACTCCTCTAAAATTTCAGGAAACCTTCGGTAATCTTCATCAGCCCATGAAGCGGGGTGGCCTTGCCGCTCAAAAATTGTCTGAGCGGGTTCACCCCCTTCAACGATTGGCAACTTAACAACAAAACGATCATCGTGGGGGTGAGGATAAACATCAAAATACGCGCCGCTTCCCATCCTTGATGGTTCATACGAATCGTCATTCAATCTGTCAAGCGTGTTGGTTTCGTATTTGTGATCATTGGGTAAAACAGGCAACTTAAATGCTGATTCCCGCCATTTTGGATTATATTCCTTCACCAAATTCCATGCTTGATCGAAGGCGGTCAATCCAAGAACCTCCTTTTCGTACTCTCAGGCATATTTCGGGTCGCAAGAACCTCGATCTGGGGCAATTTGTTGGCCTTCGGTTTCCGCATCCATGGGAATACATCGGCGTCAATATCAAGCAAATCATCAATGAGTTCTCGATATGGATCCGTTTCGTCCCTTGGGAACAGATAATTGGAATAAATCGATGGCCCCGTGTGTTCTCCCATCAAATCAACAACATCTCGTTGATCGTCATCGTATTGCATTCCCCAATCCTGTTTGACGTCGCCACCATATTCCACTTTCCGACTCATGTACGGAGGATCCCAATAAGCCAAATGACGTGGCGTCAAGAAATTAAACGCATCACGGAAGTCCTCATTGTAAATTTCAATGTCTTTCATGGCGTTTGACCATGGAGATATGTCCAAACGGCCAACATCACCAGGCATTATCCTATAATTTGGATGACCTGGTGGTTTTGCTGCTTTTCGATAGGCAATACCTCCATATCGGCCATCCGTGTACCAATTTTGTGGCGTTTGATCCCACGGCTTGAATGAAAACATTCCATCACGCTGAGTATTGTTTGCCCCAATCATCAACTCTGCCAAGAATTTATTCTCATCGGGGGTCAAAGGAGTTCCTTCAACATCACGGATCCGTCGAAGATAGTTGATCGTATCAACCATTTCCGACAATTCTTCTGCACTTCTTGGCATTGAAACCTCTCCAAGGCCACCTCGAACTTGCTCCATGATGTTTGTGAGATCAGGATTGATGTCATTGTAAATTGCATCCTTTCCTGCTCCGAATCCCATCAAAAATGATCCGCTGCCGCCGAATAACTCTGCTGGTGCAGTATCACGGCGAACGTCGTTTGCTAAAGTCCTAAGACGTGGCATCAATGAGGTCTTTCCACCGATCCAATTCATGAAAGTGGGCATCATTTCGTCTTTACCTTGAAATCCTGCGAGGTTGGTTAGGGCGTCGGACGTTCCTTCTCGATGCATTTGAGTCCATGGAACGCCACGGGCTTTGCCTCCAGGGGAGTTGCCTCCACCTTGAAACGGCAATTGAGGAAGAGGATTGGCTTTTTTGTCGTCAACAAAGCGATTGTAGTATCCCTGTATCGAAGGAAGGATCTCATCGATGTCATCGTACTCCTTTCCTTCCCAAATAATTCCTTTTTCGATATGATCCCATGCTTGATCAAATGCACGGGTCATGAACTCCGCATAAGCGAATATGGCTTAATTCCTTCGTTAGAAAGAGAGACTTTATGACAGTTATTTGCAACCGAGAACATGGCGGTGGAATGCGCTTTGGCTCAAAAGTGGTTTTGGGCTTTAACACTTTCACCTTCCTTTGTCGCATCCGCCGCCACCCTTTCAGCAAAAAAAAACCGCATGAAATGGCCTTATTTTATCCCGTCGTGGTTCCCGACGAGATCTAAACAAAAAAATTCCATTCCAGTTTTTTCAAGGTTTGAATCCACACGACTCTATGCTACGCAGATTGGGACGAATTCCCCCTGTATAGCCGATCAACCCGTATTTCTGCATAAGATACAACGTATGACGCTGTGCAGGGGTTGTCGTGCGGTGGCCTCGAAGACCGGAAGCAAAGACACTTGCCACGGTTAATGCTACCAATCCGCTATATATTTACTCTTCTCAGTCCTGTTAAGGCTGTGGATCAACCTCTCCACTTCAACAATCGTTTCGTTTGCTTAGGCTTTTTATGAATGCATTTGCCACAGATTCCGCGACTGGGGTGGAGCATGTTTGCAATTCTGGAGCAGGATGGACATCGTACCATGGACTCCGCACGGAGTCTCACTTAAGAATCAATCCCACGATTACAACTCAACGTCGTGTCGAGCATCCCTAAACGAAATCGAAGATCCAATCATTCGTCCTTTCTTTGATGACTCTTCCAATTCGGAGATAAGTTGTCGGATGGTTTGATCCAGATTGGGGGAGTATTGTCGGTATCGCTTTGGAACTCTCTTCTGTTCTCGAATAGTATCTTCAAGAATCCTATCGATTCGATCCTGCGTCAACATTTTGCGTTCATCATTTTGAAACGGTCGCTGAGAAACATAATCGTAAATGAGTCCATCCACATCAACATTCCCTGTTCCGAGTCGATGTCCATCTGCGCCAATCTGTTCATCGCTTAAATCACCATAATCAGCACCTTCAGCATCCGAATATCCGATAATTTCTTGATCGGCAAGATCTTGCCGACTCATGTCCCATGTTTCGGCATTCCAATCATCCCACATTGATATGAAATCATCATCATCATACGGGGTGTCTCTCAAATCGAGAATATGCCCCATGCGCTGATCCATTGGCTTCACATGCGGAGAATAATGCCGCAAATCACGCTGTACCAAATCCAAAGTATCACCCGAACTAAAAACAGAGTAAGGAACAATCGGTTCGGAATTCCCCATCACCTTGCTCCAAAATGCTTCAATTGGAGAGCGTGTGATTCCTTCGGGTGCTGAATACTCTTCCTGCCGCCGTATATGCATTGGTTGACCAGATTTAGGAATTGGGACTTTAGCAACATATTGCGAAGGACGATATTGATCCTGATCAGGTATTGAATGAACAACATGTTCGTACCCTCTGCCAATATCAACGGGAACCCTTCCCAACGGTTCACCCTCAGTAAAATGATAATCAAAATCAACATAACCATCCTCATCAAGAACAGGAGCGTACATTTCGCCATCATTCCGATCAACATAAGTTCCATCGTCAAGTTCACGGTACAGCCCTTCGTTTGATCCTGGGAAACCACCATGGCGACTCATAAGTTGTTTGAAACGAGCATACGCCGCTTCATCGACTGTGGCCTTTATCAAATCCCACGACTGATCAAATACCCTCACAGGTATCCTCTCCGTCGAAGAACATCCGCTTGCTGATCAAATGGAATTCCCTCGATCAACATTGCTCCTGCCTCATGGGTATTTGTGCTTGGCTGAAAATCACTCAATCGCGCTTGCTCATATGAATCATTCCTCCAATCCTCATATGCCTCTGATCCAAGAGGCACATCAATTGCTGCGTGTCCCTGTTCGTGGACGATGGTGTCGATAATCCGTTGAATCATCTCGTCTTCATTCATCGGTATAGATCCTATGTCGTGTTCACGTACTCCAAAAACATCCCTCTTTGAATTCATGCCCCAGTCTTTATTGTGAAAAAACGGATTGGCTAAATTGTAAGCCGTGTAGTATGTACCGCCTTCTGCATTTTTTTGACCGTAGTTGAGAATATCAGGGCGGGGTTTCCCTCCTGGCTTGACTGTCGGCAGAGTATGCCGATACTGGGAGTATCTCGCTGTCATCGGATCTTTGGGATCAAGGTAAAAGGATTTCATAAAATCCCAAGACTGATCGAATGCGCTCATCGAATCACCTCAAAATAATTTTTGCTGAGGAACTGCTTCTTCTCTTTCCCGATCCTGATCCTTCATTTCTTGCCGCCTTCGCTGATAGTCTTCCCGCTTCGCTTTATCATCTCGCCAAGAACTAACACTATCCTCAATCCACTGGTTCGATGCTTTACCTGCATCGGTGCTTCTTGCCCAACTTTCTTCCAAATTATCATGGTCGAATTTATCGGTGTAGTTTTCTTTCCACGCCTTATCAGGGCCGTGTGTTTTGAATTTGGTTGTTGGACTGTTTGGAGGAATTTCCACTCCGTCTTTGTATTTCCTCCAAGGTCCAGTCGATCCAGTCGAAAATTCCTCTGCATCATCTATGGGTATTCTTGACAATTGATTTGGTTTTACGCCGCCAGCAATGTAGCGATAACGATTTGAGGCATAGTCCGAACCCTTTTCCGGTTGTGTATCGATGTCTCCATAACGTCTTTTTGGCTCATCCATTGGGAGTTGATTCTCAAAAGCACCCGCCCGTACACCATAGAAGCCAGGTCTTCCTGAAGAGTCTTTGTGTCCCGACAAGCCTTCGGCGTATGTTTTGGCAGTTTCATAGTCGGATGCTATTGAAACGTTTGCAGGGATCTCATGATTCCATTGACCATTTTTTCCTCCAGGTTCCTCAGTCCACCTTCCGCTTCCAATTTGTGCAATTGGTTCATCGTTTGGAACAAGGCCCGTGTTCATGAGTTTGGCGTCTTTCTCACTTGCAACTTGATCTCGCATTGCATCATAATCACCATCGAACTCTTGACGTAAGCGTTCACGCCAATTTTCCTGTCCTTCCTTCAATTTGACACCATGCCTGATCGAATGGTTTCTGCCATGGAATCCAACGACTGGACCCTGTGATGATGGGAAGTCAACGTGATGCTCGCCAAGTTCGGTTTGCCTTTTCAGCAGATCCCAAACATAATCAAATACGCTCATTCGCCCCGCTCCCTCATGCCTCTCCATTCGGAATCATCATCAATCTCTCGACCTTGGTTCTTTCTCCAAAGACCTTCGCTCCCATCGGAAAGGTGGTCCGATGGTTTGATCCGATAACCCAACTCTCGAACGAGATCGTAAATGGCTTGACCCATTCCCTTTCTTCGATAAGGTTCGGAAACATACGGGCTAACTCCCAAGACTGATCTGTCGGGAGGGTATCGCATTTCATCCAGTCCAATTGGCTCATCCTCGTCGCGGTAATGAACGTTTGAAGTGGCAATCTTTCGGCCAATGTTTGGATCAAAACCAGAATCCTGATCTGGAGGGTAATCTATGTCCACGTTGAAATCATGCGAATACGAAGGAGTTGAAATCACCATTGGATACCGCTGTTGATCATTGGGATCAACGAAATCTGCAACGTGCATTCGCTTGTCGTTCTCTGCATCCTCTGCCGAATACATGAACGGCTTGATCGAATCAAGATCCAAAGGAGCCTTCATCACCATGTCCCAAGCAATCTCGAACGGATCCTCGCTTGCTGTGAAATCCAAATGATTGACATCACCAAATTGATTCCCTTTGCAAGAATCGTATTCCAACTTCGCTTGTCGCAATTCATCAAGACATTCTTTGATTGCAACAAATGGCGTGGGATTCATCCTATGCAACATTGCCTTTGCGTCAGGATCAATGTAAAAGGAAAGTAATTCTTCGGCATATTGAGTCAAATCATCAAGCGCATCCTCTAAATCAGCGCAATCTTCATCTTGCATAAATTCCATATCGTCAAAGAGCAATTCGGCGGTTGTACCATGGTACTTGTGATTGAGTCGAATCAATTCGGTTCGCAGATCCTCACAGCAATCATTACCTTGAGGAGGGATCTCATTCATCCCAACTCCTGTGATCTCATCATCGCCCACGTAGGGCGGATCCTCAACCTTCATCCATTCAGGGGCAAGGCGATTATCCATTGGACGACCACCCTCATTTGCCTTTGCAATGTGATCGAAAGCAATTTCAAAAACATCGGAACTGGTGTATTTCATCTCAAGATCTGCGCGATCATCGGGATCATACATAATGGGAACGCCATACATCGTATCCAGATCACCAACTTTCAATTCTTCTATCGGCTTGTCATACGCACCAACTCGGCCCAATTCAACTGAACCTTCGTTCATCCACTGGATAAATTTCGTATCTTCGCCGTGCTGCATTAAATCATACTCTGCGGCAATAGCCTCAAGGTGATAATTCGATTCAACAGGATCAAAAATGTCATTATTCAAATCAAAATACTTCATCACGATCAAGTTCAAACGTTCTTGTTCGGATGGATCTTTTGAAGAAAGCCACTTGTCAAAATCAAAAGGCGGATCATCGTCCAGATCCTCGCCCATAGTTCCTGCATATCCATCTTCTGCATAAATGTGCCTTTCACAACGTTGACAACTTTTTCTGTGAAATTTTTCCGTGTAGCATCTGCGCTCTGCCGCCCCCCCCCGCAAAAAAAAAAAACATTTCCAGGCATACCCCGCACAAAACACATCGCCCAGTCGCAGACTGGGCGCACCGCATCGCTGGCCGTGGCAGGGTGGGTGTCCGTGGTCGATCAAATGGCCCTCTAAACGACGTACTGCGAGCCTGGGGGGCGGCTCAAATGGGCGGGTGGCACACCCGCCCCACCTCACCCAGTCGAAGGCGACACGATGGGTGGGCATTCTGTGGCGATAGGGGGTGCTATCCGCACATCTGTGGCGATGGGTGCGCCAACCGAGTCAAGCCCCCATTCTAAGCCCCAGAATCCATGCTTATCGACACATTTCAGGGCATCATCCGCACACCCAGTCGATCACCCAGTCAACAGCCAGCCTGGGGTGCGCCAAACACCCACCGACACCCAAAAACGCCGTACATCGCCACACTTTGGACACCAGTTTGATCCATTTGTCGGAGATCGTGGCGTCAATCTCGAAGACACCGAGCGTACCAGC